AATAACCAGTACCTGGGTCGGTATCGGCGGTATTAGTTGAATAGAAATAATCAAGAGCAGCACCACCGAAGGAACCTTGCGGACCAGTAGCACCGGTAATACCAGTAGAACCACTAGCGCCTTGAATTCCACTAGCGCCTTGAATACCACTAGCGCCTTGAATACCAGATGCGCCTTGAATTCCACTGGCACCTTGAATACCACTAGCGCCTTGAATACCAGATGCACCTTGAATACCAGATGCCCCTTGAATACCAGATGCCCCTTGAATACCAGATGCCCCTTGAATACCAGATGCACCCTGAATACCAGATGCCCCTTGAATACCACTTGCGCCTTGAATTCCTTGAGTACCAGATGCGCCTTGAATACCACTTGCGCCTTGATTGCCTTGAGTTCCAGTAGCACCTGTAATCCCTGTTGATCCACTAGCGCCTTGGGTACCAGTTGCCCCAGTTAAACCAGATGATCCGCTGGCTCCTTGAATACCTTGAATACCTTGAACGCCACTTGCGCCTTGAACACCACTAGCTCCTTGATTACCTTGAGTTCCAGTTGCACCTGTGATACCAGTTGATCCACTAGCGCCTTGAATTCCGGACGCACCTTGGGTTCCCTGAACACCAGATGCACCTTGAGTTCCCTGAACACCAGTTGCACCAATACTGCCAGCATTTCCTGATTGTCCCGCTGCCCCACTCGCTCCACTGATGCCAGTAGCACCGATTACTCCGGTAGCACCGCTTGCGCCTTGCACCCCAACTGTGCCTTGAATTCCAGATGCACCTTGTGCACCACTTGCGCCTTGGGTACCAGTTGCACCACTAGCACCTTGAATACCACTAGCACCTTGAATACCACTAGCACCGATTACTCCGGTAGCACCACTTGCACCTTGAATACCACTTGCACCTTGGATGCCACTAGCTCCTTGTATCCCACTTGCTCCCTGTGTGCCAGATGCGCCGCGAATACCACTAGCACCTTGAACACCCTGAATACCAGTAGACCCGCTTGCACCAACGCCGCTTGCACCAATCACCCCGGTAGCACCACTAGCTCCATTCGGACCAATTGGTCCCGCAGCTCCAGTTGGACCAATTGGTCCGATCTCACCATCAATGCCTTGTGAACCAGCTGGTCCAGTTGCCCCAATATACCCGATTGAACCAGATGCGCCACGACTGCCTGATGCGCCAGGTAAACTTACACCACTCGCTCCTTGTAAACCAGCTGTGCCTTGGACACCAGTTGCCCCAATTAGGCCAATTATCCCACTGGCACCGGCTACTCCGGTGGATCCACTAGCGCCTTGTATACCTTGTACCCCAGATGCACCCATCTCACCTTTATCGCCAGTTCTAGCAAAGGTAATAATAACGTCCAAGTTGTCATCATATGATGTTGCTCCTGATAGATGAGTGATAGGAACGGTGATGTAATCATCATGAATTATGATATTGCCTGTTATTGCAAACATGGCATATACAGCTTGATTTGTTTTGTTTGAAACTGAAAAATGACCTTTTATCGCGGAAGTAGAATCATCAATTGTCACCAAATAATTGTAGGTGGACACTCCATAATGGTCAAGTGTACTGATATGTAATAAACTAGCATTATTAAATAAAGTATTATTGAATCGAAAAACACCAGATCCAGGATTTGAATCATCAGTTAATATATTATAAAAATAATCAAATGCTTCACCACCAAATGTACCAGCAGGTCCAGTAGCACCATCAACACCAATAATTCCGTCAACGCCAGCAGGACCAGTAGCACCATCTACGCCAATAATTCCATCAATACCAGCAGGTCCAGTAGCACCATCAATACCAGCAGGTCCAGTAGCACCATCTACGCCAATAATTCCGTCAATACCAGCAGGTCCAGTAGCACCATCTACACCAATAATTCCGTCAATACCAGCAGGACCAGTAGCACCATCAACACCAGCAGGTCCAGTAGCACCATCAACACCAATAATTCCGTCAACGCCAGCAGGACCAGTAGCACCATCTACGCCAATAATTCCATCAATACCAGCAGGACCAGTAGCACCATCTACGCCAATAATTCCGTCAATACCAGCAGGTCCAGTAGCACCATCAACACCAGCAGGTCCAGTAGCACCATCTACGCCAATAATTCCGTCAATACCAGCAGGTCCAGTAGCACCATCAATACCAGCAGGTCCAGTAGCACCATCTACACCAATAATTCCGTCAACACCAGCAGGTCCAGTAGCACCATCAACACCAATAATTCCGTCAATACCAGCAGGACCAGTAGCACCATCAACACCAATAATTCCGTCAACACCAGCAGGTCCAGTAGCACCATCAATACCAGCAGGTCCAGTTGCTCCAACATTGCCACCAGCACCAGTATTCAATGGGATACCGCCTGGGGTTCTTCCATCACTTATACGTAAATCACCAACTGATTCATTATAAAATATTGTACCTTTTTCGCCTACATATTGGTCGGCTGATAGCGAAGTCACACGACCCGATTTGATTTTATGAATTGTCATTTAACTTCCAAAAATGTAAATTAATGCTTTTTAGAATTTCTGAATTCTTGTTCTAGCCAGTCAAAATTTTCGAGAAAATCGTATGATTGATTTTCTTTTTCAACCATTACTTTTTTATCAGTAAAAACATCTTTTTCAGATAATGTATCTCTGGTAGGTGGAAGTTGCACGGTTTCTGACTGTGTTTTGTCAGATAACGCACCTTTGTCATGCAATATTTGATTGATAACAGGGTTAGAAGCACCTGCCTGATGTTTCTTCAATTCAAATTCTTGTTGTAGTGGAAATACATGAATTGGAACTTCTGGTAATTCACCTTTTTCAACAGGATCATTAGTTGACGTAACAATTCCACCTCCATCCGATGGGATTGTTATAGAAATTGGTATGTTTATGGTCACCGGGCTGCCGCTGGCGTTCTCTATTAAAAATTCTTTAGCTCTCATGGATGTATTTATTATTTTTCTAAATTGCAGCCGGTTTAACTGAAACAACTACATCCATTTCTTCTATTGTAAATTTCAAAATCCAATGGTCATTTTCAAAAATTGGTATATTATCATATGCTACTATGAATTTACTTTGATCGATTGATGAACAATCCTGTATAGTTACTTCTAGTATTTTGTTTTCAGACGATATTCCTTCTTCAGTTTTTTCATACCATTTTGATAATGTATATCTATCATCATATAAAGAAAATGGATTTTCATTATACAAATCATTCCATGTATATGGATATTTTATTATTTCATTTGATTTTGATACTTTGATATAATTCATATTTTTACCTTACAGTTTAATCAAGGTAACATATCCAGGATTACTTCTAGAACTAATGCTAGTAGTCCCAGATACAGTTATATTAGTTGCACTAGAATGTATATAATTTTCCGGCGTTGTCTGATATGTGCCACCATTGCCACCTGCACCACCAAATTGATCATCAGTTCCCTTACCTAATCCATATCCACCTGCTGAATACAGCCCATTATACCCTCCAAGAGCACCATTTATACTTTGTGTTATCCAAGATGTCCAACCTGACCCAGCTGTCGTTGTATAGGTACTACTATTAGATGGGGTTGTAGTTGCAAATCTATTTTCTTTAGCACCAAGCCCTCCTGCTGCACATATTAAATTTGTTCCAACATTGGTAGGATTAAATAGCCATTGATTTTTTGTACCCTTTGCTACAAACGTTGCACCACCACCTCCTGCACTACAATAATCGCTGGCGGTTGTATGTCCAGCTGCACCTGCTTGGCCAATTGACATCCATAAAATATCTGATTGTTCAAATGCAAATGTTGCCTCTATGTATGCACCAAGACCACCAGCATATGAACTATTCCCACCTGGTGCTCCTCTTGCAACGATCTTATAATTTCCGGTTGCTGGTATACAAAATGCTTGAACACCTTGAACTGGAACTTTAAAATAAACGTTGTTATTTAAAAGAGTATACAAATTTCCAGTATACATACTCAGTAATTGAGCATTTGTTGGACCATACATCCATGTTTTAACGGTATTAGATCCATATGTGCCAGCTAATAAAGGACTGGTAAAAGTTCCCGATGTAAAATCAAATAGACCAGCACCGCCACCTCTTCCTCTGCCGAAATCCCGCACACTTGCACTTGAAAATGTTGATAATAATGGCATTATATTTCCTATGCAAATTTAGACTGTGATGCAAGAACGGTATATGTTAATGAAGCAGTTTTAATAATAGTATAAGTGTAAGCATCAATTGCGCTAGCATTACCTGATGTTGGTGCTGAACCACCCTGCCATTTAGGAGTTACTGCAGCGGCATCTATTTGAACTCCCGATGGATAATATGCTGTACCGCCATTTGTATTCATAAACACAACTGTTACAGATTCACCAACATTCATGACAGAATCAAGTGTATTACTTGCATTTGATCTAATATTAATTGTAAAGTTTGCCGATGCATTCGATGTATAATATAAAATAGATTGCGTTGAGACATCAAAATTTATAGTTCCTGTTGCTGCTGTAGCTGATATAGTAACAAGTTCTTTAGCGTTAACTAATTTTGTAGCAAGTGCAGTTGCAGAACCAGCAAATATTTGTGTATTAGTGAATGTATTAGAATTTGCAGTATTTAAACTAATAACCCCAGCATTAATAGAAATAGTAGTTTCATCTATTTTTACTCCGCCGATTGTTGATGCAGTGGCTACTGGAATCACCTCACTAGAAGGATTAATATATCCTGAATTTGTTAGATATGATGAAAAAAAAGCAAGATTTCTATTATTTGACATAATGTATTTATCCTAATATTTTATATAATTATATTATAAAATGTTAAATTACTATTAGTGCTAGATGCAGATGCGTTATAAAAATAAAGATCCGCATCAGTATTGGTAGTTATTGTGTATGAAGCAGCCGCCAGAGTAATACTTGGTCCTGCATATGATAGATCGGTTTTTTTAATAATTGATATAGTTTTATCGTAAAGTGTATAAGAACCAACGAAATAGAGATCAGGAAGAAGTTTCATTGCATAATATCCATGATACAGATATATGTTGCCTTTATTGTCTTTTTCCAACAGATCCGGTGGAAAATTTGTACTATTACCACTCAAGCGCATAACCCATACCACTGAAAAATTAGAAATATTATAGCAATGCACATAACTATATGGAGTATATTCACTGCTGATTGTATAAATGTAATTTCCAGAAATAACAGAATTATTTGTACTACATCCGTTTCCAATGTAAGTAGATCCTGGATCAGAAAATGTTGTTGTAGAAAGCCAAGAAACTGATGAATTGAGTCTAACAGTAACCCCTAATGGTTTCGTAGTACTGGTAGTTGTACAATATGAACCATGTAGATATATTATCCCAGATGAATCAACTGTTGGTTTATTATTCAACCCAATATAACCACCAGATGGGCCTGATATAGCTATTGCTGAAGTGTATTGACCGGATAATGAATTTCCAAATTTATAAACAGATTGCGTTGAGTTCCAATATGATGAAACATAAAAAGTCCCAGAGTTGTTTTGAAATACTACCCCGCCATACGGTATATTATTTTTAGAAATCAAACCACCATCAGTATTGATAATGTAACACACCCCGGTAGTATTACTATATTTTTTAACAGATGCATATAGGTAACCATCAGTTCCAATAAAACAATTAACAGAATTAACATCTGATGATGAACTAGAAATATATCTCCGCCATAGCATTGTACCATTTGATGAATATTTAGAAATAAATACATAGTTATAATACCCTGATTGATTAAAATCAGACATAACATAGCAATTATCGGATGAGTCAATGCATGAATCAATTGTTTTTTCACGGCTAGGGAATTTTTCCTGCCATAATACGGTCCCACTTGGTGAGTGTTTAACCATATATGATTCCCTTTCAGTTACAACAGTTGTATAGGTAGCATAAATACTACCATCAGAACAAACGTGCAATGTATTTGCACCTGACATGTAGGTATTACTGCTAGTGGTTATTGATGATTTAAATGCACACCATACACCTTCATTAGGCCATAGATCTGATAATCGTTGGATATAGTTATCTTTGATATTAAATATCCCTGATGTTTTGAATTTACTTATTGATATTTTAGATGAACGAATAATATTACCAAAATACTTATTGACAGATGCCATGATATTTCCCTTTAACTATAACTTACTTTAACGTATCCAGCCTGCAAGGTTGACATCAATTCTCTGGTTACATTTGTTGCAGTAGTATCTACATAACAATCAGAATACTTCGGGCCATTAATGGTACCCCCGAGAGGAAATCCACCAGCACTGATATAATAAAAAAATGAATAATAATATGAATGTCTAGAGCCATTTAATGAGCCGGATGAAGATTTAACGGCATTATATGCAGTCAATGATTGTCCAGTATAACTAGCATTTACAACAGTGCCATCACTATACGATAATCCTGCACCTGCACACACTAAACATGCGGTTAAATTTGCTATATTAGTTATATCAGAACCTTTGGCGACTAATGTAAATCCACCACACCCCCCGTTGTTAGATGTCCCATAACCAGACTGTGTTCCACGATGGCCTATTAACATCCATATTATCTCATTTTTTAATAAACTAAAAGTTGCTGTTATTTTTGCTGGATATCCATATAAGGTGCTACCCCCAGAAGCATTACCGCTGGGGGCACCGGCTACTTCAAATGTGTATAACCCTGATTTTGGTACAGTCCATACTTGAACCCCATTATATGGTACTTCAAAATATGTATTCGTACTATCTGCTAGTATTGATGAGAGTGTACCTGTCCCAGTTCCAATACTATCATAATATGTTTGTAATTCGGCTTTTGTTGGCGGGACCGAATTTGGTGGTATATAGGATGAATTAGAAGTTTGAATATATCCAAATTGAGTATTTTTTGATGTACCGAATGTAACAGGAAAAACTAATTTATATAATTCAAACCACGGCCAGCTTGTGTTTTGATATGCATTTTTTACCGACCAAATTCCGTTTGCTACATCAGTAGTTACAGTGATAGTTTTCCCTATTAAACTACCACCAAATCTAGCCATTAAAACATATCCTCGTAACTAACAACATATACCAATGTACTCGCAATTGATGATGTAACAATGATGGACATGCCTTCTTGTAAGTAGAATGAAGATGCCTTATCTATTGCAACCAATGAAGCATTATATGGCACCACTACTGTAGAAAGTAATGAATATGCAACACCACCTGATGGTGAAGAACCTTGTGACACATCACCATTTGTATAAAGTGCTATTGAAGTTGGTATATTTGATGATGTATCTATATTAGATATGTTTATAACATTGATTTTATAAACATGTCCTGAATTTGCAGGATTTGCAACTAATACAACCGCTGATGTTACTGATGGGTTATAATATGTTGTTACCCCATTAATTGTTGATAAATTTGCTATATTTGGATTTGCCATTATTATTCCATAATTTATTTTTAATACTCAGATGCTTTCTGCCATATTAATATATTTAATACTCGTAGCGGCTATTTCATACGTTATGGTATACTTTATTGAATTTGCAATTGATGATGATACCACTATACAATTATTTTCTGGTAGGTAAAAGCTAGTAGCTCTATCGCTAAAGACCATCGATGATGAGCTATATATTGGTATATCTTTCATCATTTCAACCATAGTTCCTGGGAATGGGTTTTTTATAATTCCAACTCCAATACCCAAATAGACACTACAGATTGCGGTGCCTTCACTTATATTAGATGCAAGTATTGATTCAATTTTAATTGCACAATCCGAACCATTTGAAAGTAATACAATGTTACCAGTGGTAGAAGGAGTTAGATATGATGTTTTTAATCTCATTGCGGTCATTTTAAGTAAATTTTGAACAGCCATATCATCCACCAAATATAATTGTCATAATAAGACTCTTTCCTATATGAGAATTACTACTTATCACACCGTTATCAATTGTAACAGTTGTGCCATCTACTTTAACCCCGCCCAAGGTTGATGTAGTAGCGGTTGGCATAGACTGTAATGAAACATTTGAAAAAGCAAAAATATCTACTAAATCTTCTTCATTACAACCAGTATTTAGTGTTATTGAAGCCCCATTAGTTGCGGTATAGGATGCGGGATCTAATAATGTTCCGTTGATATATACGTTTATAAAATTAACTGTATATATTACATTAAATACTGTTTGTCCAGGAAGTGCTGTATATGAAGTTCTATTATACGCAGATGAACCTCCTCCACCTGCTGAACTAATGACACCATTATCAATAGTAATTGATGTTCCATCAACTTTTACACCACCTAATACTGTTGTACTAGCAGTTGGTAATGTATAATTCGAAATGAAGGTTACTTGATCAGATGTGTTTTTAAAATATAATTTTTCATCGGCGTAATTCAACGCGATCTCGCCATAATCTAAATCAGTAGCGAGTGGGATTTTGCCGATTACTGATGATTTTTTCAGTAATACTTTATTTGCCATTTTAAATCCTATAGAGGAAAGTTCTGCAATAATTGCAAGGGTAGAATAGAAATTCTACCCACTATTTTATTTAATATGTACCGCCGTCTATATCACTAACTGATAATACTCCAGCTGAATATGATAATCCACTACCGGCAACAGTTGATTTTAATTGTAGGTTATCAGCTGCAATTTCAATACCACCATCAGTTGCAACATTAACACTAAATGTTGAACCGGATAATGTCAACCCATCACCGCCTGAATACGCACCACCGCCATTGAATTGTACCCATTGCTGATCTGAAAAATTGGTCAAATAATGATTACCTTGTACCCAACCAGATTTACCATAATTGGTACCTTCTAATATGAATATTGAAGCACCTTTTAATTCAGCGTAAGTATCTGCGTCAGCTGATCTAGATAATGTATAATTAGAACCATCATCGCTGTATAGATATACACCATTTTCTGATGCAGTTGATTGATTTTTTAATAAAATTCTATAACCATCGCCGTGTGCTTGAGTTAATGCACCATGACCATCAATAACCAACGTCCCAGTTGTTCCAGTTAATGCTACATTAGAATCTGCTAATAAATTAGCAGCATCTTTCCATGTTAACCCAGTAACTGCATTATCAACATAATCTTTATTAGCAGCATCACTACCAACTTCTGGTGTACCAACATTAGTTATTTTCGCACCATTGACATCAACATTCCCTAACCCATTTGGGTCTAATGAAATATCGCCATTTGTATTTGTGGATGAAATAATATTGCCATTGAAGTTTAAATTATCAATTGTTAGTTCGGTTAATCCAGCTAATGAAGTGGAGGTTGCGCCTAATGATATAGATGTTGAGCCAATGGTTATTGAGCCACTAACTGGTATTGCAGCCCAAGATACAACACCAGCTCCATTAGTGGTTAAAACATAATTGGCAGTACCATCTACTCTAGGTAATGTATAAGCACCAGCAATAGAAACTTTTCCAGTACCATTAGGTGATAATAATAAATTTCCATTAGTATCAGTAGTGCTAATAGTGTTGCCATTTAATTCAATGTTATCAACTAATAAATCATCGATTTTTTTATTAGAATCTACCACAATAGCAGACGATGCAGTTAATGTGCCAGCAGTATGATCTAATCTATCGGTAAAAAATTTACCACCGATAACAACATGGGTTGCGGCATTTCCACTAGTTTCTGAACCCATACCAATGTATAATCGATCACCACCATTACTACCATTATCTGTTAATCCAGAATATGCTAATTCACCATTACCTAATGTTGATGGATTGCCTGATGTTTCTGAACGTTTTATTCTAATAATGTTACTCATTTAAATTCCTTAATAATGACCGCCATCTAAATTTTGATTGCTGCCAAGCGATAATAACACATTTGTGTTATCTGTTAATTGACTAATATCAGTTGGTGCAAGTGAACTAATAACTCCATTATTAATAGTAATAGTATTTCCATCAATTTTGACACCACCTTTAATAGTAGTAGAGGCAGTTGGTAGTATATAAGTACCGCCGCCTGAACCACCAATGATAATTCCACCTGGAGTTTCTCCATCCGATATTCGTATAGTATTGGTATTACTATCGTACCAAAGACGATTGCGATCACCAATCCGAGTTTCCCCGTCATCATATCCGCGATAACTAGTAAAAAAATCTTGGGTAAAGGCCACGATTAATCCTCAAAAGGACCATCATCATCTGCCTGATCAAAGACAGATTGAATACCTGATGATTTTTTCATCAATTCGATCTTTTGTTGTAATGGTGGAACAAACACTGGATTATCTTCTAATTCAGATGGGTCTTTTTTATTTTCTTTGTCGCCATCTAATGTATCAATTACATCAGCCAACGCTCTCATAAATTCTGCAGCTCTCATAATAGTATTTATCCTTAATAGATTTCACGCCATTGCATACTAACACCAACATTAGTTGATTGTGCACCTAAATTAGTTGCAACTACTAGAAATATCTCAGAATCCGTGCTATCAAAATTTTGTACTATATAATTTTTCTTTGCGGATGAAGGGATATTACTTGCTGGCGCTCCACCGGCTTTTTGACTACCTTGCGTTGATGCACCCACAAAACCACTATCCATTTCTTGCCCATCTGTCCATGCGGTAGCAGTTACGTTGTATTGAATACCTGAATCATTGTGCACATCTACCCATGAATTACCTGTTAGAAATGCTTGTGCTGGTAATTTTATCAGTCTCCATTTAATATTATCACCATCACTGAATATATTCAAATTACCCATACGAACAATCATTCTATTTGAATATGTATGAAATGTATTTTTTAATCTAATTGCCATAACTGGCGCAGTAATTCCAGCATCTATCACTTTTAATGTAGGTGTAGTAGCAGCCCAATCCTGTCCCGCTTCAACATAACCACCTTCGCTGAAAACAGTTGAACATATTTGATCCATAGATCCACCCGTAGTTGTGCCAATATTTCTTATTTCACATCTAATTGGAAGATTTGGATTACTCATGTAAACAGTTGGTAAATTATTGCTATGTAAAAATTCATGAACATAAACTACAATACCATTATGTGCGAATCCAACTCTAATTCTACCAACGCCCAGCCACTGGAAATCAATCGCTACTAATTGTGTATTAAGTATGTTCAACCATGATACAGTATCTAAATTCCATTGTGATTGAGTTTTCCTGACTTCAATGGGAGCGCCAGAAACAAAACTTCTTATTACCCATGATAAAGTCCCATCGCCTGCTTGTTCGAAATAAATTCCATCGTTGTCATCAAAGTATCCAGTTCGTTTAACTACGTTCGGTGTAGCTGCTCCAAAATTTATACTACTAAAAATTACTTGAGATTTACCAGGCATATAATGATGATAAAATTTTGTTTGATGGATGATAAAACTAGATGGATTAGAAGTAGTGGTTAATGTACAACATGCTTTATTTTTTACAAATTCAATGGCACCACCATTTTCAGCATAATCAATAAAAGCGGGGTCGATACCATATAAGTGCTTATAATCACCTAAAGTAAAAGGTTCTGAAATTCTTTGTCTACCGAATGCATCTAGGGCACCAGTTGAAAATGAAATAGGGATAGGATTTCCACTATCATTTTTTATTTCTACTTCTGGTAAACTACTAATTGAAACACTGCCATCTACTGTAATAGAACCACCATTATCACTAATTGCCCAAGGGGTAGTACCTTGTTTAACAGTCCAATCACCATCTTGCTGAACTTTTCCTATAACTGCTGAACTCGTTTTTAATGTTACTTGACCATTAGTACCGATTGATACTGGTGCAGAATGATTTTCACCCCATACATTCCCTAATGTATCGATTTGAATTCTAACCTTATCAACTATAACATCGCCTTGTAATGATATTCCATCAACATGTGTGCGAACAACTGGTTCACCAGACTCATTATATTGCATAGCTTTATGCAGATTTTTTAAATTATTATCATTTGGATGTATATATGTCATCTTAAACCTCTGGACCTAATTCCCATGGATGTCCTGTAGCTGGACTAACTGTTCCTGGGCTATTATAAACATTATATGGTCTATAACCAATTTTAGTAATATCAACTGCATCAGTATTAATAAGTTTACCTTGACGTTTTAATTCAGCCAATTCTAATTTTAAATCTCTACGTTCGGATTTTGGGATGTGTGTTGAAATACCATTTTCTGCCATAATTTTTTTCCTTTTGTATATTTAGTTAAATATCGGTATGATTAACAAAGAACCATTTAATAAACTTATCGATAATTTAAAAGAAACTGGAAAGTATAGAGTTTTCAATGACATACTACGAGAACAAGGTAAATTTCCAAATGCAATCTGGTATGGGCCATATGCCATTAAAAATATTGTCAATTGGTGTAGTAATGATTATCTATCACTTGGACAGCATAAAGTAGTACTAGATGCAATGCGAACAGCATTAGATATGACAGGTGCTGGATCCGGTGGTACGAGAAATATATCAGGTACTACCCATTATCATGTTGCATTAGAACATGAATTGGCATCATTGCATAAAAAAGAGAGTGCATTATTATTTACTTCGGCTTATGTAGCGAATACGTCAAGTTTAATAGCATTGGCTAAAATTATCCCAAATATTGAATTTATAAGTGATAGCAAAAACCATAATAGTCTAATAATGGGTATTGTTCATAGTCGTGCATCTAAACAAATATTCAATCATAATGATTTAGTAGAGTTGGAAAATTGTTTGAAGAAATCGGTTCAAAATGAAAATATTCCCTGTATTGTATTTGAAAGCATATACAGTATGGAAGGTGATATTAGTCCTATTAAAGAAATTTGTGATTTAGCTGACAAATATAATGCTATTACATACTGTGATGAAGTTCATGCAGTAGGAGTTAGAGGATTTACTGGTGCTGGTGAGTTAGAAGAAATGGATTTGCAAGATCGAGTTGATATTGTTAATGGTACGCTTGGCAAAGCATTTGGTGTACAAGGTGGTTATATCGCAGGGGATTCTATAGTAATTGATGCTATTCGAAGCATCGCGGATGGATTCATCTTTAGTACGTCATTGAGCCCAGTTATTGTCGCTGGCGCATTAGCTGCAGTTAAATATTCAAAAGCTCATAATGAATTAAGAGAAAAACACCAAGAACGAGCTAGTAAATTAAAAAAAATGATGAAGGAAGCGGGAATACCAGTGATGGATTCAGTTACACATATCGTACCTGTTTTGATTGGTGATGCTAAAAGAGCTAGAGAAATTAGTGATAGATTATTAAATGATTATAGTATTTACGTACAAGCAATTAATTCTCCAACAGTAGATGTTGGCACTGAACGATTGCGATTTGCACCAACTCCGTTTCATGATGATGGAATGATTGAAGATTTAATCGATGCATTAAAATCAATTTTGTAAATGTTTACGTACTTCTTAAACACTATAATATGTTTCTTTTGAACAGTTAATAAAACCATTGAGGTGATATCCCTAACAATTAGGGATATCGAGTATGACTGGTTAGCAGTCTTCTGCACCAGTGAATTCTGGGCGTTGCTTGATGATTTCATATAATGTTGCACGATCTGCACCAGCAACATATTCTTCACCAGTTATTTGAAATTTTCCGGCAGATAGTGGTTGTTTTTCATTATCTCTTGCTTCTTTGGATGCATATCCATAGATAGTGATTTCAGTGCCCTTTCCTTTGAAATCCTCTTGTACTGCGCCAATATTCCAATATTGAGCATATACTGGTGATTCTTCAGTACCGAATTCAGTATTAATATTAATTTGTAATGCCATTGTATTTTCCTATTTGTTGTTAATTATTCTTTCAATATTATTTATTTTAGATTTTAGAATTGCTATATCATTATTTTGTTTAGCATCATCATCTTTTGCATGAAGTACACTTCTAGCTAAAAACTGTAATAATGATTCATCCTCAGTATCTGTTTCTGGATAGTGTTTTTTCGCATCACTTTTTAACTGTGCTAGATAGTTTGATGTCTCTATTAATTCACTAATCTTCATACAGGATTCCTTCCAATCCACATCCAAATTTTGACAATACGTAATAAATGTAGTATAATATTTTCATAGTAATATTTATAAATAATGGTGTAGATCGCGGAATTGGCGTTCCCATCTACTTTAATACTGAAAAGGAGTATCAACATGGATATTTATTCCATTTATAAAATTACAAATACAATTAATGAGAAAATTTATATAGGTTTTACAAATAACTTTGAAAGAAGGATCGTAGAACATACTAGAAACTCAAGAAAACTAAATTCGCATTTATACTATGCTATTAAAAAGTATGGCATCGATAAATTTACCTTTGAAATAATATATCAATCGTTAGAAGGGGATTATTTAAAAAATGCAATGGAGACATATTTTATCAATTTATATGATAGTTACCATTCTGGATACAATATGACCCTCGGTGGGGATGGTACATTAGGAAGATTATGGACCGATAAGCAAAAACAAATGATTAGTATACGAAATAAAGGTCAACTATCAAATAATAAGGGAAAAACATATATTGAATTATATGGGGAAGAAAAAGCATTAGAAAAAATCAATAAATTAAAAAAGACATGGATTTATAAAGAATCATTAAAACCGATGAAGATTATTCACAAAACATCTAGGTTAGGGAGAAGTTATAATGAAATATTCGGTGAAGAAAAGGCTAAAGAAATATCTGAGAAAAAACGTATAAAAATGTTAGGTGATAAAAATCATAGATATGGAAAACCTGGTACTTTTACGGGTAAGAAACATTCTCCGGAAACGATTGCATTGCGTAAAGGAAAGACCTTCGATGAAATATACGGGGTAGAACGAGCAAAAGAGCTCAAGGAAAAACTGAGTGAAGCTAACACTGGTGAAAATAACCCAATGTATGGAAAAGTAGGGGCCATGGCCGGTAGAACACATACCGAAGAATCTAAATTGAAAATGAGTTTGTCAAGAAAGGGCAAAAAACTAACACCACAGGAAATATTGATTTGTCCGTATTGTGGTAATGCCAGCAATGCATCGAACGCAAAACGCTGGCATTTTGATAATTGTAAATATAAACCTGGTTAGTTAGCGTTGCCTTTGCATGCAGCTCTTTTCGCTTCGGTTAATGCTTTATAATCAACAGGCCATAAATAATTTAATGGTAATTCAACCGCATTCGCTGGGTATGCAAATTGGACTCCTGATAATTGTTGGATTTGATCAATTGGTGCTCTAACTTTTGTCAAGTCATTTCCTTGATTTCCGACATGTGGTATTAGAAATCCAGCAACTTCATTAGTTGTTGTGTCAATTACTATTTTATAAAATGCATGAGGAACGACTATTTGGTTTAAACCAATAGTTTTATCACCTGGTCCATATAATGGACCAGAATAAATTACATATGGATGATTTCTCTGTGTTACCCATCCACGAATATTAGTTTCGGTCAATTTAATTATTCCTCTATTAGTTCCTGGTAATTGAGCCACCATATTAGTTAATAAGAAACTTTCTTTTTCTGTTTGATCGAACCTTGATTGATCTGCATTGGGTACTACGTGACCAATATCATAGCCGCTGCCTTTAAAATCGATTAGCTCTGCCCTACTACCTTTTGGTAAGCTTTGATCGGGGGCAAAGCCATTAGAACGTGGAACACATCCTAACGCATATTCAGGATATAATGTATAAGAAACCCAAACTGGTAATTTTGCAGTAGTATCGTTTAATGTAACATAACCAGCACGACATATTGCTACACCTTGTTTAGAAGTTTGTGGAAAGCCATACGGTGATTGTACTTGGCATTTTTCAATTGGATATGGGGCAACTTGGTCCCAGGCTTCTGCTGAAAGTGTAAAACCTGCAGCGAGTAATAATAAAATATATTTCATAGTATTCCTTTAATTAAGTACTACTATTTAATGTTTTTAAAACAATTATCTATTTTTACTGGCAAGATGTTATGTGCGAATTCAGCTGCGGCTTTTTCTAATGCTTTATTCCATTGTACTTTGGTGTCATGATTAAACACTAAATCTGTGTCGCTATTGGTAAAACACCAACTAGTGTTCTTATCTTCTGGTTCAATGCCATTAATTTCTTTATGTAGTTTACCAGGTGGCCATCCACAAATTCCAAAAAATAACCTCCACTTTTTTGGTAAGTCATTATTAGAAAATCGTCGCATGATTTCTTTTGATGAGCTTAATGAGAAGTTTTCATTAAGCCGAAGTGTATTATCGCAACTCCATTCATTAGAATGAATTAAACTAATACTATTCGGATTGACTGGACCACCTATATAGACATATCCTGGTATATCAAAATCTAAATCAAGTTGATCACCTAATTCATTTATAGTATAGTTACTTCGTTTATTAAGAACTATACCAATACTTCCTTGATTATGATGTTCAACAATCATTGCGACTGTTTTATACCAGAAATTGCCTTTTACTGATGGCGGGGATATAATTAAATTACCTATTAAATTCATAAAGTTATTTAACTATACAAACCTTGATACAGATTTTTTTACATCTCCCACAGTGATTGTTCCATCTTTATTTCTATCTAATCCTGCATTTTGGTTATAAACTTTGTTTCCGCGTGAACTGATTACATAATTATCAGGTTGTCCTGCAGCGGCTGGATAAAATGTTGCCACATACATATCACCGGCATCGGACCCAGGTTTAAGTTTAACACTTTTGTAATATAAGTAAACATAATCTAGTTGTTCAACAGCTGACATTTTAGCTAATGCATCGGTAGTAGTTCCAAGTCTTCTAGCAGTATCTGGCATGAATTGAATAAGGCCAGTTGCGTTAGATGTTGAATTAACTCTTGATGGATCAACACCTGATTCTTGCTTCATAATAGCAAGCAAATCATTAGCTCTAACACCTAACTTATTTGCAACCTTTTCTAATTTTCTGTTAAAATCTGGGTCTTGAATAGTTGCTATATCAGCAGTCGATGATCCAGCACCAGCCGAATCGGTAGAAGTAGTACCAGTAATATTATCTAATGCACCGAGTGGATTAGATAACATACTAATAATATTACCTGCAGATGATATCGCGCTACCCGCATCAAATTCTGTTAATTTTGAAAATTCACGAAATCGCATTAGTTACCTTTCCATTAGTAATACATTTACAATTATCAAAATGCCATCTTTTCATAAGAGAAACGCCGCCAGATTTGTCACAATGTGGGCATTTCACAACCAATTGCGGTATATTTTTCTTAACATCACTGAGAAGTTTTCTATGGTCGGGTGTTAATGGTATTCCTTTTCTAGTGAGTAATAGTCGGGCTTTATGCTCTTCAGACATCGGTTTATTAGAATTTGCAATTCCTATTTTTCGCTTATGTTCATCAGTTAAGATTCTACCTTTTGCGGCAACACTTAACTTTTGCCTAGCTTCGGCAGTCATGGTAGTGCCTTGACGGGCTACTTGAAGTTCCCTCGCGATTTTTAATCGTTGCCTGGTTTCTTCAGAATGGGTCTTTCCATAAAATGGATTATTATCACCACTGAATATAGTTGATGCTAACTTCGCCTTCTCTATTTTTATAGAATTATACGTATGAGACGTACCAATATACCGTTGTGATTGACTGCTATGCATCATCCTAAATATGGCAGAAAGCATTTTGTATCTAAAACTACCGGTAGTCATTTTTGGCAATAATCTATGACATACAAAATGTTCACGTGCAGTAAGTATTACTATATTAGTATGACTATTATCACCACCTAAACTTTTAGGGATTATATGATGTTTTTCAGAATACCCATCTATACATTTTCTTAATTTTGCATTTTCAACAATCGAGAAATACATTTTGGTATACTTATTATTCAAAAATTCCATAAATAATTCCTAATTTCCTTTCCATTTGGGCAAAGGGCCTCCGTAGTCAGCCGAACGCACATATTTACCATCAATTGATTGAACTTTCTTACCAATTCTAAATTTTCGTTTTGTATTTCTTTTACGTAAGCCCTGTGCTTGACATGATGATAATTGGCTTGCACCTAATTCACCATCAGTTTTTTTAGAAAGACACAGCTTTTTAGGAGCCTTTCCAGCTTCATCAATTTCGAATTCTTCATCCACACTATATTGCGTTTCTGGTTTGTGACCACGTGGACCAACTTGGTCTTCGCGAGATCCAGGTCGTGCAGGGCGTTTTTTTCCTACTCCAAAATTATCTTCATTTAAAAATTCACTTGCTCTCATGTTACTTCCTCTGTCAAGTATTTATCACAATCCACGATCAATCCATTCGTAAACTGATAACCATTTGCGTTTTCCGATAGTTGATTTCAATAAGGTTAAGTCGGCTTTTGTATTATATTGTTCAGTTGGTTTTGGTGAGGCAAATTCAATTTGTACCCCTTCTTGAATTGCAATTTCTTCCGCTAAATCTAAATAACTGTGTGATAGTCCAGAGCCAACATTCCAGATGCCTGAACCATTGATAGTTTTAATGAAATCAATATGTAATTTGCATACGTCTCCGACCCAAACCCAATCACGTTTGATGCGATCAGCATTTGCCCAAATAGTGATCTTTCCTTCATTTTTGGCCTCTTCTCGCCACTTACATAAGATATCAGCTCGTTCTCCTTTGGTATGCATATATTTTCCATACACGTTGAAGTATCGAAATCCTTGAACATAGATGTTATGCTCTTGCTGCAATACCCATCTATCAAATAAGTATTTCGACCACGCATATGGTGTTTCTGGATGACAAGGAGCAAATTCCGAAAAATTCTTATTATTTCCATAAACAGCGCTGGAACTGGCATATTGCATATGCACTTTATTCTTATTGCATTCAGTAAAAAGCCATTGACTGAACTCATAGTTCTTATGTATAATCGTATCAACGTCAGCATCACTGGTATCTGTAACAGCACCCAGATGTATGACCCATTTATATTTTTTTACATCAGGTAAATTATTAGGATCCCATTCCCATGTCTCGATTTCCCAGAATTCTTCTTGGGATAGCCATTCGAGCATATTACGTCCAACAAATCCGTTGGCACCGGTGACTAGTATTCTCATTTGTATGCCTCTGTAATTATTTATTGACATCCACCATAAGAAGGAGTATAATTCATACATGAATATAGCGATATCAAAGTTAGACAAGCGATACACCGGTCATCAATACTTCAAATACAGCATGGTTTTCAGATGGCAACCTTCTTGGCAACAAGGTGATCGAACAGCAAAATTCTGTGAAATGCGTCAATGGTGTTGGGAAACATTTGGTCCTAGTTGCTCATTAAATGAATTCATGGAGTTAATGATTCATAACAAGCCAATAGTCAATGAAAGATGGTGTTGGACTAGTCCATATGAGGGAACTCCTGCTAGAATACTTATAAAAAGTGAAGAAGATAAGAACTGGTTTGCATTACGGTGGGGCTGATGAAAAAACAATATAAGATAAGTACTGAATTTTTTTCAGCAAACGTGCATCCATATGCAGTTTATTTAGGGGATGGTTTTTATGACGAATATCCTGAAATAATTGAATGGGCATCACAACAATTTGGTGGTGATGGTTGGTGTGAGACCCAAAATGAGAGATGGTCATATACATTTTCATATATATGGTTCGCAAATGAGATTGATAGGAATTGGTTTTTATTAAAATGGAGTTAACATGAGAATTAAAAAAATGCCGTTTGAGCACAATAGTTTTATATTGAGCAAAGATAATGGCAATAAAGGATTAGACACGAGAGAATGGAATGAAGTAGCAGAGTGGCTCACTGAACGAAAAATGAAGTTTAATATGCAAGGTGGCATTCTCACATTGTATAGAGAGATGGATTGCACTTTGTTCACATTAAGATGGATATCAGAATAATTATTAAAATCCAAGGAGTGGATTATGAAAGAGTTATCAAAACAATCAATTTTGTCAATGATACGCAGAGTACAACCAGAATTGATTGCACAAAATATCGTGGGGGTTCAACCAATGACAAGCCAAGCTGGTCAGATATTTTCATTGAGAACGCGATATGATACAAGACCATTGCGTCAAGGCGATGATTATACTGATTACCAAGATTATGTATATTGGGTTAGTCCAAGTAGTAAGATCCATGTTCAAGACTGCGTTAAATGGTGTGAAGAAGTATTCGGAGAAATTCTAGGTGATCGGTGGAAATTAGTACCTGATGATCGATTTATTTTCCGAAATGCAGCTGACAGAAATTGGTTTATTATAAGATGGGGTGCTTGATGAAAAAATTATCGCTTACTAGGGATGTCGCTGTTCGTAAAGCCAGTAAATATTCGGTTGCACATTCGCCGATGGTTGAATTTACTGGCAATCTTGATCAGGTATTCTCTAAACAAATGGAACTAGTTTATAAGCATTTTGAACAAGAAAATAAATGTAAGATTAAGCCGTCATACGATGAGCCAAAATATGCAGAATTTGAGGACGATGCAAATTATACCTGGTTTTTACTGAGATGGTCATGAATAAAATAGCAGAAAAAACACTTAAAGAATTAGCTGATGACACTAAACAGTATGCAAAAGAGTTAGAAAAACAGCGAACCTTTAGAAATCGAATGATTGTGGTATTACGAGAAATACGGGATGATTATGCAAATAGTAACAGTAACTGGAGTATCACTTCGTTACTATCACATATTAAAGACACCTATGGGTTGGACATACCAATGCGTGAAGGTCAAGTTGATGTAGATGCGGCAGTAATAGTAAACGAACACAAATATTTTTTGTTCAAAATAAAATATGGAATATGAAAACAGTAGATTTAAATCAGTTTGATCGACCAATGGAAATTTTCACTTGGATGTGTACTCATTGGGGTCCACCTGGATTTAATGATCGATGGGATTTACGAGAATTAACATATCTTGACTTAACTAATGAGTCAGATTTAACTTTTTTATTATTAAAATGGAATCTTAAAAAACATGATACATGGAATACAAAGTAATAGCTCACATATATTGTGTCATTCAAATGGCAGTTCTTCAATAACATCCGGTTCATTACGAATACAAGATGGTCATTTAGAAGCATATACTGGTTATAGTTGGACACCAATAGCATCTGAGAATGGGATAGTTGGGTTAACGTCAAACGCTGAACAGGCGTTAGATTGGGCATGTAAAAAAATGATTGAAGAAAAAGAAGAACAAATTTTAATCGAAAAATATCCAGCATTAGCTAGTGCCAAAGGTCAATATGATATGATTAAGCAACTATGCAAAGCTGAAGAAGTGCTTGAAAAAAATAATGGGTGATAAATGGGATTTATAATTTTAGTACTGTTACAATTTAAACATTGGTACATTGATTTTGTTAATCAAACGGATATTGAAGTTATTAGCAAAGGACATTATGGTGAGTTACCTGGTATAATGCATAGTTTAAAACATGGCTTTGCCACTGGTCTGATTATTCTATTGATCAACCCATATCTTGCTGCATCTATTGGTTTGTTGGATTTTATTCTTCATTATCATATTGATTGGACTAAACGAAACTTTGGTAATCAAGATATCCAGAATCCTAAATTTTGGCGAGATCTTGGACTTGATCAGATGGCGCATCAATTGTGTTATATTGGATATATAGGAATGGTTTTATGAGACGTTCAGTAGATATCAAACAACATGATTCTTGGACCAAAATTACCATCAATAGATCAGTTTCTGTTGGAGTATACGATGACATGATTACATGGTGTCGTGAGCAAAATAGTGATTCATTTTTTTATGCTAATCAAAGCAAACCGGTGATCGATCCTAGCACTTTTGAAATTAAATTTTTGCGACATGAATTCTGGTTTGAAAGACCAGAAATGGCAAATTGGTTTAATTTACGTTGGAGTCATTCATGATCAAATTTAATTTACAAATAAAAAATCCTTTTTTCAAAAATAGTAATTTTGAGAATTTATGGTTCAAAAGCGGATCATTTAATCCACACAAGCATTGGGAATTACAACTGATGCATTATGATTGGAACTTGTTTGAACTTAACCTGGTCATTAGTTGGTTAGGTGAAGATCACGCAGGTCCAAAGTTAGAGATTGGTATTTTAGGATATCAATTTGCAATATCAGTCTATGATAGTAGACATTGGGATTATTTAAATAATACATGGGAAGTATATGACAACAGAGAAGAAAACGAGAACACCTAAACCACTAATTGAACACCGAGACATTTTGGGACGTTTGTTAAAGATTGGTGATGTTGTAGCAGTCAGTTTACACAATAATATGAAGATAGCAAGAGTCACCAAATTGAATCCCAAAATGGTTAAGGTACAATTGTTGAATGTGAAAACTAGTACATGGTATACTGGCTCTCACAATAAGTACCCTGAAGATTTAGTGATAGTTGATGGGCCATATGTTACAATGTACATTTTAAAAACCAGTGCGTAGAAAAATAACAAATTTAGATGATGTCCACTCATACGAGGCTAATCAACTTGTGGAGTGGCTAATTAAAAATGTAGGTCCAGAAGTATTGCAATTGTCCAATACATGGTATCGTGCAGGATATAATTGGAAATTATATTTAGAATCTGTATTTGACGATGATACTGGGTATGTGATTAAAGAAGATATATATGTGCAATTTGATGCTAGAATAGTTAAAAGAGCGCAAATGACATGGTTTAAATTAAGGTGGATGGCATGAAACCTATATCAATTACAAAAGAACAATGGAAAAAGTTGTTGTTAGAATTACACAATGATTATCCTCCAAGTGTGCTAGCAATCAGAGAAAAAACAAAACGTGTACTGGGATTTACTCCGCGTGAACATACCGAATGGGTAGATAATCCTAAATATGCTGCGGAATATAAGAGTTACCTGGAAGCTGAACAGTCTTCATTCAGTTCATTATTTCTGTATGAACCTCAAAGAAAAGAGGCAAAAAAGATGATCAAATTAGATTTTTACGATGAAGCTAAACGCACGTTTTTCTTGATTAAATACAGCGAGTTTTTAAAATGAGAGATTTAATACTAGAACGGATTGCTAACCACTGGGATGAATCCTTGGAAGAAATATTTGACATGCGGGTTACTGATGTGTATAATTTATCAGATGAAGAATTATTCAACCTTTACAACACAATCTTTGAATTAGGAATATAATTATTCAACGAGTTTCCCTGTCCATCCATTACATGATTTCATACGACCATGAATTACTTTCATCATACTTTCTCGTAATAGATCATTATCTCTACAAAATTTGGCCATATTAGTTATTATAATAGTATCACCAGCTGGTGTAGTTAAACTATAAGTTTTAGCAGAATGATCAATTACTGATTGAATTTGTTTTTCAGTCTTTGGTTTACCTTTGTGCGCCATAGCAATTTTTTGTCTAATTTCCGCTGGTACTGTTCTGCCGTATAATGGATGAGATTCGCCTTTCGGTGGATTTTTATTAGGATCGCGTTTCTTCTTTTTTCCTAAATGTGCTGCTGAAATTTTTGCTTTTGTTTCAGGTGTATGATTCCTACCAGTGAATGTGCCAGTTTTTCCAGTAAGTGCGATTGATATTTTTTGTTTATGGTCAGATGTCAATTTTCTGTCTTTCAGAATACTCGATAATTTTTTCTTACAGTCATCCGATAATGGCCCTCTTTTGGTCCCCAATTGTCTGGCAGATGTATTAGCATTTTGTTCTGGTGTTCGTTTCTTACCAGTGTTTGCATTTTTTATTTTTTCAACTGTGATAGGAGACAGTTTTTTACCTTTATGTGCGAGTGAAATTTTTAATTTTGTTTCAGTGGTGTGCGGAATTGATTTGAACTTTTTATTACCATTGTTTTGATTAAGCCATATTGGATTGTTCTTGGCATCAAATTTTATAAGGATCTTATGTTCCCATAACACAGCCTTTTCTTTGCTATCGAAGGTTTTTCTAACTTCAAACTTGAATGCATCAATGCCATGTTCCTTTATTAATCCATGAATAATCTTGGAAGAGGTAAAATAACTAGTCCATAACTGTGATGGATTGGCTACTTTATTGCTATTAGCATAACTAACGCCATAATAGACTTGACCAGTTGGTAAAAATTTGATAATATAAGTGTACGGAATATAAATATTCATGTGATGTCCCTCCAGACGTTACTGCCGATGGATACTTGTAATATCACGATTGGCTTTTTTATTGTCATGTATTTATTAAAATATGTTGACATTCATATCTTAATATTATATAATATTTTTTTAATTTTAAATTGCGGAGAACATCTATGCGTATTGTCGAGACAGGTATGTTTAAATTACCTGGTATTTCATTTGATCGAGATGAAATTGATGATGATTTATTATCAGAAATGAAGGTATGGGTTGAACAATCTCGGTGTGGTTTATACATGACTGATAGATTGTTTAGTTTTAAAAATGAGGGACAGCGTGATTTTTTTATTTTGAGATGGAGTGACAAAATTCCTAAAAAAGCTTGATGAAATACACAATTCTATGTTCATGTCTATGTGATGACGGGTATGTTTGGTACGCCATTCATACCCTTGATTCAGATATATGGCGGTGGATACGCAATCAGTCTACAGAAAAATGGGTTGATACTGCAGGAATATCATCATTTGATATTAGAGAAGATTTGTTTACAATATTTGCGATACGATGGTCGGCCTAATGAGATTTTTAAATGGCAAAAACAATTAAATTAACTATTCCGCAATATGAGAGATTAAAAGCATTACGGGATCATGAAAAGCCGTCATTGACAATGATTGCCTATGTTAAAGAACGGTTTACTTGGTTTATGTTACACGTGTGATAATATGATTACTAAAGCGATATATGAACTGCCAGATAAAGCAAGACATTCAATTCAAGAATTTTATTACGCCAATGCTGATCTCCTCACTCACGAATATATGGAATTGTTTCACAAAACATTTAGATGCACTACTGAGGAAATTTCATTTGGTGAATGGACATTGACGTTCAAAGATGAGGATTACACCTGGTTTATTTTAAAATGGGGATCTCATGGTTAGACTTAAATTGAATAATCATACTATATGGCCTATTTTGAATCGATATTTCATAGAACACAAAGGATTATCCGATGGTAAGTTCATTGATCAGTTTGAAACTACTTACAGATGTACTGTCATTGAAATTGATGGGTTTTACGAAATCGAATTTACGGATGAAAATTATACATGGTTTGTATTGAAATGGGGATACCATGACCAATAAAATAATCAGACCAATTGTTGCTAGTAATAAGAAATTCAATATGTATGAGATTGAAACCGATAAGAATAATAACAAGTGGTACTATTTACGCATATATTCAGCAGAAATACGTAGATGGGTTAAAACTTGTAATGTGTCATTATGGAAGAGGACCGAATGCATGACTATTGTTGATTATGCTATTAAAGAAGAACTATACACAATGTTTGTGTTGAAATGGGAAGCATAATGCATACCCATTATACCCTTTTACAAAAATCAAAGAATTTTACACTTTTGCATTGTTGTGTTAAAAATAAAGAGTATTGGGCGGTTTCATTAACACCAACTGCAAAGGTTTGGTTATCTGAAAAAGAAATAGCAGATATTAAAGAGTTTTTTATATGTAATTCGTTAGTTAATTCATTGGGTCCAATGTCATGGAAGGTAGAATCGGAAGAATCAGCTCGGGCAATGTATAATTGGGTTAATATAAAATGGTCTGGATATGATGAAAATTGAAACACAGCAACTTATAGAGTACCATGGATTACGAATTCGCAATTCACCCGGTGAAAAGTATGATTGGTGCGCCAAGAACTTTGGAAATCTTGGTACTAGATGGTTCATTAAAAATAATTATATCTATTTCAAAAATGAAGCAGATTTTTCATGGTATGTATTAATGTGGGGGGATAAATGAATGAAATAATGTGTGTACATGAGTTTATAATATCCAATCTTTCATACATGTACCCAGCCACTATGAACGGTCCAGATTATGACCCATATAACGAAATACTCGACAAATTCTATGAATCAGAAATTGGGCGATGGGTGAAACGACGAAGTAAATCAATTAGGGTTTTAGGAGTCGCCGATTATGCATTTGATTGCAACAGATACCAAGTAATGGCAGAATTATCGGAAACTGACAAAACTTGGTTTTTATTGAAATGGGGAAAGTAATGGGGATTATATGTTCACAGTAGTAGATAAGCATTATAACAGCTTAATGAATGATTATTGGTATCGTATAGATGTCCAGGATCATAAATTAATACACTGGATAGTAAAACAACCACAAAGACTATGGTATCATATTGAACATTCTAATCACGGGGTTTCATATACTATCAATGAAGAATTATATACCGTACTTCAACTTACATGGGGAGACCAATGAAACAACACAAATTAGTTTTACAAAGCCATTTAAACCATTACGGGTTTCTTTTTGGCGGCGAGATGTTAAAGTGGATCGATACCGTTGGATATGTTGCAGTCAATGTTGAATTTCCAGGACACGAATTTGTCACAGTTGGATTGAACCAGGTTGTATTTCATAAAAGTATGCCAGCGGGTTCTATCCTTGAATTTGACACAAAGTTGATAAAAAAAGGCACGACATCAGCGACTTTCAACATTGATGTATTCTGTTTAAACAGAAATAATGAATTAGTATTCACAACAGAAATCACATTTGTAGCAATTGATAAAGACGGTAATAAAACACCAATCAAGGACACACCATGACATTTATTCAAAAACATTTACATCACGGTTTTCTAATGCAAGCTTTTGGCTTCAAATCAGCAGCTGGTTATCCAGTTCTTATCGATTATGAAAAATGCACCGATGACAAGATTGTTGGGTATGTGTGCTTTGACTGTTATAATATGCCTTTAGAATGGGATATTAACGGTAGACCATTAAAATTACCATTACATCAAGGTCTGGGATTAGTACCAATCCGAAAAGTCGAAAGTTATGAAGTAATCCCAATTGAAGAACGAGTATAACGATTGAATTCCTCCTACCAATAAATAATGATAGGAGGAATATCATGACCGAAGATGAATTCAAAACCAAATACCCAGATCATGTCCATTGCATTTGTGTTGAACGAACCGAAGATGATTTAAAGTGGGTGGTTAAATTAGCTACTATTTTAAGACATATTGGGTGTAGAGTATTCAGGGAATATGCAATACAGAATAATCCTCAATTTCATATCTATTGGTTTATAGAACAAGATCACGCGAACAAGTTTAACGAACTAGTGGAGTATGTGAAAAATGAAAAAAATACGCGATAACATTGTAACCATACATTTTACATTCGCAAAAGAAATCATGATCTTTATCAGGGAATTACGTGATATCGGGTTAATTCAAGGCATTGATTTTGATTTTGAAATAAAATCCTATCCACAAAGAGCATGTTTTTATTTTAAACGCCCTGAACATGCAACTTTCTACCGACTCAAATTGTCATAATTGACATTCTTAATTCAATTTGATATAATGAATTTTTATCATTTTGGAGTTAAGAATGTCAATCACCTTTTATACCAAACAAGGCAGAAGATACAAGCCAGTCAGCGAGTATGATGATAAACTACTGAGTTCATACCCAGCTGGAGCACATTTGGTTGTTTGCAAGCCTGGTTCTACTAGTACAAAATACAATGTTGACCCAGCTTTTGCACCAATGATTGCAGCTGGCAGATATGCTATCGATAAATTAGCCACCGCTATTGTAGAAGGCACTATTGCTAGACCATCTATAACATTAAACACTGAGCAACAAGCTGCATGGGATGCTTTTGTCGCAACCATGAAAAAAGAAGATATTTCAATGATATCTTACCCGAGTGCAGCCCAAGCAGCAGAGACCATCATGAAAGATCTAGAACAACAAACTGCTCAACTGTTAGAGAACCCAGCTGTGAAAATCAGCTACGACAACTTTCAACTTTTATCAAAACTTACATTGGAGAAACAAAAATGATGATACTTGCAGTTATTATTGCATTCGTAATTGGGTTACTTATTGGTGGATATATCTTTTTCTGGTTAACTGTGACAGCTTATTCAATGAATAAACAAGATGTTATTGATGCTTTAGATAAATCGATCAGTATAGATGATGATGAAAACCCAATCAGTGCAAAACCCACCGCAAATGCAATTGAAATCTTAATTGAGCAGCATGGTGCAAAATTTATTGGATGGGCAGCTGAATCGGATATGTTTGTTTCTCAGGGTAATACAATTGAAGAAGTTTTAAAATATGCAAGCGAACGATTTCCTGGTACTGAATTTACATATCGATTAGCTGAATCTAAAAAATAATGCAAGTTCATACAGAAGAATATGTTTATCAGGCTTTACTCTTTCATGATGATAGAATAAAGCTTTATGATAGATATGGTGAAGACGAGGTGTTCCAAGATATGTTTGAATGGTGTGATACAACGTTTGGTGAACTAATGTGGTACAATTCGTATGCAGAGATTGATGATTGTGATATTTTCGCCTTCAGAAAAGAAGAGCACAGGAATTGGTTTGTAATCAAGTGGTCATGACTAAAATTAAAATATCCAAACGTAATTATGTTGAAGTCTATCAATGGATGACTAAAAAATTCGGTTATCACAATGACGGTGCAAACTGGATGATTGTTACCTATGCAAAATTAAGTCCAGAAACAGACGAAACTTATCTTGAAATTTACCAAGGTGATCCAGTAAAAATAACATTAGCCATCATCAGATGGAGTTGAAAAATGAAAGTAATTAAATTAGACAAACGATATACAATGTCCAACTTTGGATTCACACATGCTATCCAATTCGATGACTATAAATCTGCTGTTGGAAAAATAGCAAGATTTTTGTCATCCAAATATGGCCCTGAGCCATATACTCATCTACAAAAAATACATCATCCATGGACTTGTGACAGCAAGTATATAAACAAAAAGCTCCGATGTCGGATCTTTGTTAAAAATGAAACAGTTATCACACTAGCTTTACTGAGTGTAGATCTTACCAATCCGTAATTTACAAAACCCTCTTCGGAGGGTTTTTCTTTGACTAAATATTATAAACGGAGGATATATCCATGGGACAGTTTTTAATATATTCAATCATATTCGCATGTGGTTGGTTAGCTAATCATTATATGTTTAAGTACCATATGATCGAGCATCCAGAAAAAATGCAAGATATGATTGAAGAACTCAAAGAAATAAAAAAGATCAATGATCAAAACAAATTTAATGCCAAAGAACCCGATGTAATTGTCAGGGTTGAATATCATGGAACATTGACCTATTTATTTAATACTGAATCTGGGCAATTCCTTGGGCAAGGGTTAACTATCGAAGAAGCATTGGAGAAGGCTATTGTTAGATTCCCTGATACCAAATTTTTTGTGGAATGATAGATACAAAAAAGCCCACATATGTGGGCTTTTTTCTTAATGGCGGTTTGGATAGATCACTTTGAATTCTTTACCAACTTTCTGTGCAAAATCATGGGTGTACCATGTTCCGCCGGTTGGTTGAGGTGAATCCTCCCATGGGATGACCAACAGTATATCAGCTTCGTGAACAATATGGCGATTTCTTTCAAAATATGAGAATGGTTCACGTACTTCATCTGACTCATGAAATGCTCGTAGTGATGCAATCACGGGTGGATGACACACTGTTTTCAACCCGAGATCAGCTGCAATCTCTGCAACTTCAACATCAACTCCAACACAATCACCATGATGTAATTCTGCAGTTGGGTGATTGGCGAGAAAGTCAACCACGGCCATTTTTTGTTCAATGTTCATACCAGAACGAGTACCGGTTATGCCTATTTTCATTTATTTCCCTCTTCACAATATGATCTAACTTCAATATCTGGATTGATTTGTTTTATTTCGGATGCCAATCTTCTACCCAATGCCAGACATTGTGTTTCCGATTTCAACCCTGGAATTGGCCGTAATTCCACCTGATGATGAAATTGTGCCTTTAAAGAGGTCAGCAGGATTAGAATGTACATATTACCAGTCCTGTACCCCAGTAATTTCAACTGTGAGATTACACACAGTTTCATTAACGTAATATTCAAATGAAATGGTCAATATATTACCGATTGGTCCTGGTATGTTGTTGATTACGAACGTAGAAACTTCAGGGAAGTTTTCCAAGGTTTTTTGTATTTTGTTTAATTCATTAGTTGATAGTTGCATTATTAAGCCTTTTTATAAGTTTTGACGCTAATTCTGGATTGGTTTGTTGAAGAACAGCTAGATATCTACGGGTTGTAGTACTACCATCCGAATATTCAATTCGGACCATTAACCTAGATATCCTTTTTCCTGCTGGGCTGCAGAAGCCGGTTATTTTAGTTTTACCATTATCAATATAACTGTTAACTGGTATTAAGCAATATGGATCTTCATCATGATCCCAGCTGTTTTGTTTCATTTGGTTTCTCCACCATTATAGGTAAATTAATAATTCTGCGTAATGTATCATGAACTTCTGGCATACTGAGATATCCAAGAACATCGCCATTACTAACTGGATTATCATAGTCTATTATATACTCGTCCTCACATGATGGAAAGTGTACAACAGCAACTTCATATAATCCTTGATCTCCACCATAAGTATATGGACCTTGTATTATCGATGCACCATAGTTATTTGGAAATCTCATGAGAATTTGACGTGAATCTCGAATATTTCTTGTGCCAACCACATATTCTGGTATTATTACTTCCATGTTTCCCCAATAGAAAAAGGCCACCGAAGTGGCCTTGTTGTGTTATTTCATCATCAGAGCGGTGAAATTGGAAGGGACAACAATTGTTTGCACCTTGCCTTCTTTGATACCTTCTGAAATATTCATCATTGCCATTGCTTGCATATATTCAACCGCACCTTTGTTGCTATTTAATACTGAGATACGTTCGGCTTCTTGTTTAGCAGTTTGTACTTCAATCTCTTTTTGTTTATAAGAGTTTTTAGCACGAACCAACTCATTTGCAGATTGTACAATTGAATCAGCTGGAACGATACTTTTGACCATGACCTGGCTAATGGTCAAATCAGTTGCTAAATGTTCTTCTTCGAGAGATTTAACAATCAGTTCTTTTACTTCCTGCTCGATTGCTGGTCGTGCATCATTCATTTCCAACGCCTCGTATTTCCGAGCAGATTTGTATACCGCATTTCTTGCTACATTGACAATGTAGTTATACATTAAGTAACTATCACTGCCGTCATATGCATGGAATGCTGAGTTTTTAGTGGTGTACAATTCTGCACCTGAATTAGGATTCACATTGTAAATTACAACCAAATCAAAATCTTTCATGGTTGAATTGTCTTTTGCAACCGGTGATAAATCTTCGATTTTCACAGCAACATCTTTAACTGGTACTGTTAAAACATCACCAATAATAACTTGATTCCATGAACCGGGTTGTAGTTCAGTTGGTACGATTTGTTTGTTGATATCTCTACGGATACCGATGTGACCAGATTCTACACGAACGCAACCAGATAAAGTGGCTGCGACTAATGCTAAAGCTGTCAATTTTAGTGTGTATTTCATGTTTACCTCAAAATAAAATTACAAATATGGTTAATGTGATAACCGTCAAGAGAGAGCATATAATACTGTATACAACAGTCTTTGTCAAGCTTAATTTTTCTTGTTCATTTAACAAACGTAAAAAATCAATCCCCACATGAAAAAAACCATATAATACTACAAAAGCTATAATTAGTCTAATCATTGTTTACTCACTGTCTACAATATTACTGATGATATTAATCAGTTCATCTGTCTTTGATGATAGATCTATGAAATTCATGTCCTCATATGCATTGAATGCATCAAGCCCACGACTGTTTGATTCATCAATAAATGATTGGCGGAACTCATGATTAATCCAAATGTAAGATTTATCCTTCACATAGTCATGAAAATCTACCTGATACACAGTTCTATCAACTGTATCAAATATGATGTTTAATTCGTATTGTCGGTCATCCCATCTGGTCAATATATATGCTGAACTGCCATAACATTGCCAATTGTAGTCAGTACCTTCTGTGATTTTATATTTGATTAAATCCAGATAAGAGTCAAGTGTTATTACTGCCATATTATTACTCATATTTCCATGGTTTCAATACCACTTGAAAAAAGTGGGTTGGATGCCAAATATCCGTGATGAATGAATACCGTCTAGCGGTTGATTCGCGCAACGATTTATCTTCAATCAGTTCAATTTGGCTTTTAAAATTTAACAAATCAAATCCAAATGGATCGATTTGGACATCTGGGAATGGATATGATTGGATCACTTTCTTGCTATCAAGTGTACCGGGCACTCGCTCAATCACTTCTATCCAATAAATATGTCTCATTCATATTCCCCGTGTTTTTTAACACCATACTCATCATCCATGAGTTTGGTTTTATAATAATCTGACCATTCGGTTATTTCATCAACCACCCATCTTTCAGCATCTTCTTGACTATCGAAAGATTTATTAGTTGCTGATACCCAACCACTGGTTAGTATCCAATAAAAGTAAGAAGTTTTCACTTCTACTCTGTACGTGATTTTACCATAGGTCATGCGTGATATTATTCGATATTTTCGTTTCATTCTATCACCTTATGTACTTTCGTACCATAATTAGAAATTTCTTTTTCTATAATCATGGCTTCAGTATCTTTTGCAAGTAACTGTTTTAAATATGATTCAGCGTCTTCTAATGAGTCCAACCATGATTTCACCCTAATCCATTCACCAAACAATATGAAGTGTTTTTCATAGCGATCTATGGAAAATCTTATACGCATACGTTCATCCATGTCAGATGTTATTCTATATTTTGTTGACATAATTCCTCATCTATAGTTTTTCAGATGTTACTTTGAAGCCCATTCACGGACTTCATCAAAAGATTGACGATATTTTCTATGGCCGTTTTCAAACCATAACTTCCAACCAGAACCTGGATACATAAAACCGTACTCGTTGCCTTCGTGTATAGCATCGTATACTTCCAAGTTACCATTGGCATCTTCACGACATCTAACTAATCCTGATAATGATTTTTTACCAAGATCGGTTTTTGGTTCTTTTAATTTACGAGTCCAACGCAGCCCATCAAATGTTGCAATACTTTTCATACTGAAACTGAAATCGTCTCTTGAAGTACCATTTGATAATCCAGCGCCCATACCAATAGCAAAGTTATCAATACTGAAACCAGCATCAACCCATCCTTTAATTACACTTTCGTAAGTATTCCATTTAATACCATCGCCTTGTAATACTGCGGTATAGCAAGGGATAACTTTGTATCCTTTTTCATTGACTTCTACACCAAATGCATATTCAATGTCATTACCGACCATACCTGGCTCTACTGTAATATCACCAGAATCAGGACGAAACACAAATGTACCACCACTATTGATAACACGTTCTTTTAATTCAGGACCACCAACATAATCTCTGACAAATCTACGACTATCGTATGTGTCAATAACTGCACTAATCATTGGAATACCAATTCCACGGGTTTTAGTGCGTTCAACTGCTTGTTCCAGTAATTCGACTGCCATTACTGCTGCACCGTAATCATCTTTGGTAGTTGCGTCAGAATTATCACACATTGTACTGTGTTCGGTGGCAACAATACTTGAAGTATATGCTTTTGAAGTGTTATACAAACGTTTGATATAACGATTGGCTTGTAAACAATCACTGCCATCAAAAATTACGGCATGTGCTATGGCAGTAAGTACTGCAGATTCAGGAGAACTACCACCACGATCACCAAAGAAATGACAACGGGTGTTCAACTGATTCATGTGAGCACCAGTTTCTTCGATATAATGTGCAAATGTTTTTCTAATTGCTAACGATAAACTTGCTACTGAACTCATTGTCCAGATAATATCTTGTGCAATAGTTTCCGAGTATGCAGGTAACCAAGCTGAACGGTCATCGGTATTAATAATGCCTAAAATAGGCGTTTGTGGTTGTACGATACGACCTTCTTCAACACCAAAAATTGCTAATGGTAATTTACCGTCTAATTCGTGTGCAATATATTCCCATCCAGCTCGGTAGAAATCATAGCCTTGTTCGGTAATTTCCAATTCAGCTTCATCGATCATTTCATCGGTGATACGGACAGATGCAAAATATGAAGCAACCATTGATTGCCCCATTGCAACTATGATATCCGAATATTTGCTAACTTTGCGTGGGACGATAACCGAGTAAGATTTGTTAGTTGATCTTTTTAATTGCTTCCAATGTGTAGCTTTGTACGCATCGGCTTGTAAGATAAAATTTTGTTGTTTTAGATGTTCTATCATTTTTAAACTCCTTAAAAATTAATTAATACATTGTCTATCAATGTATTGTGTATTATACACTATTACTTATATTTGTCAAGCTGGATTGGTTACCAATCTACCCCAAGTAGACGAAATACCCAATAAACAATAACACCGGTTAGTGCACCAAGAAACCCAGCTCGTCCAAATAATAATGAAGTAAATAGAACTGTTGCTAACTGGGCGATCATAATAATCACATATACCATAAATCCTCCAAAGAAAGTAGATATAATGTCTACTTTCTTTTAATGTGTCAACTAGAAATTAGAGTTAATCGTCGTCATCTGAATCCCATTCTTCTTTTTCTTTATCAAGAATTTCAGACATTGCTTTGATTAAAGTTCTATATGGGCTATGTGCTTGTGATTGACTACCACGGCCACTTGGTGGAACCCATAATTTACGGGTATCAGTAACAAAATCATCGACAAAGATACCTTTCAATAATTCAACAATTAATGCAATTGTTTCTTCTTTACTGTATTTTTCAGCATATTGAATTATGTAATCTTTAAGCCGATCGACAATTGCCCATTTATATGAGTCATTAGATAGGTATCTTGATAATTTATTATTTTCATCATAGTTGAATACAGTTACTGGGAGCATATATTTTTTCATCATGAGCTGCTGAGTAGATATTGCGTCGCACTTTGTGATGGTATCAGATAATGCACTGATCTCAGAGATGGCATCATATAGTGTATCAACAAATGCTGGAACCAAGTCAGCAACATCTTGAAATGTGTAATAAAAATATACATATTCACCATCTTGATTTTTGGCCATGTATTGATGTCGTTCGGCAATGATTGCATCAAATACCGCACGATGAACCATAATCAATTCTACTTTAAGTTGATCTTTTCCATATGGTTTGAAATACAATCTTTCTTCATGATTTGCATCCCACATTTTTTCTGCATTGAATCCTTCTTTTTTTACTTCGATATCATGGTACTTATTATCACCAATTTCAAATTCAACCATCCGTTGAGTAAGTAATTTCATGAATGGATCGAAACCGGCACCATGCTCATTGATGCATGCTCCGTAATCGTTGTAGGTTGCATAAAATGGTAGGGGGCAAACTGAATACAATGAATTATTGTAAATAAAATTATTGAGTTCATCTTTATTTTTAAGTAATGCAAATACAACTACATCGTCTTGATCTTTAATATGAAGATTACTAATAGCACAACTACCTGCCCAACTACCCATTTTGTCCACCTTTATTGTTGGTTTTATCAACCCATTTTTGTAATTTAATTTCAGCGATTTGTTGCAAATCTTGTTCGGTTATATTTGGATATGTGATTCGTATCAAATCTAGAATACATATAATCGTATCGATCGCTTCGCCTATAACACCATCATCACCTGGATTCTTATAACTTTGTCCTTGATCAATGGTTACTTCTTCTGCTAGTTCACCCAGTTCAGACATAGTATGTCCGAGGACACCAAGCACAGTTCGGTCGTTTTTAACTGAATCAGAAATTTTAAATACTTGTTCAATGAATGTCATTTTAAAAACACCCCATTTGGTTTCTGTCATTTCCCCATACCACTTCTGATCGATATTCGGCATATTCTTTTTTCACATCTGCTAGTGCATCACATTTGTTATCATACATAATTTGTAATTCTTCCAATCGTGATTCAAGATTTGCGATGCGGGTGAGTAGTTCTGCAATAGTTGGTGTATTTGTCATTTATCTACCTTCATACATTTACCCCAATCATATTGTTTCAATTGTGCTTTTGCAGCTTGAATAGCTGCTTCGCATTTTTCCATTGTTGTAAATCCATCAACTACTGCCGGACCACCAGTTGCGTTCTGAAGAATACCAGTTGATAGATATAAAAATAATGCATAAGTTGTCATGTTAACCCTTTTTAATGTTGAGATGACCATAGTATAGATCAATTAATAGAAAATGTCAATCAAATTTTTCCTTAATCCATGCTTGTACGTTGTACAACCAATCAAAAAATGATAGTACTAGGTAAATTGCAAATGAAACAATTTTATCTTTCATTTAGTCCTCACTAAACTGGCGTTTTATTTTTGTGTGTAAAAGACCAGCTCCTACCAAGTAGAACTGTTCGTTATCACTGAGTTTCATGTAATCATCTATGTTATAGCAATGTGATCTGAATACTGCATCAATTTGCATAAGCATTCCTTCAGCAAATTTCTGGATTAGTTCTTCTTCACTGTTAACATCAGTTTTCGCGTATTCGTAAATGCACTTAATCGTTTTATTCATATGACATCTTCCAACTTAAAATGTTGAACAAAGTTATTGTAGTCTTGTTCATCTCTGAAATGAAATTTATACACACCAGTTCTACCACGAAATGCTCTAGGGAACCAGTAGTGTGGTGATTCTGGTTGATGTCTTGGTTCTATATTTTCCTTGCACCATTCAATCATACTTACGTAAACGATTGGGCGTTGCATAGGATCAGTTATCCATTCTTTAAATGGTATGGTTGCTATGTAAAAACTCATTCCAAGTACTCCGAAAATTTAAGTATAAACCAGTTCATATGTTCTTCGTATGCAAACATAAACGTATACTCTACACTTCCCCAATGATCTGTCATTTTATTACAAAAATCTGCCATTTCATTATAATATTTTGGAAAATATCGGCTTGGCTTAAACTGTACTTTCCATGGGAATGGATCGTTATAACCATCGCTCATAAGTACTCCGAAAATCTAATGATAAACCAGGTTCGGTGATGTTCTTTTTCAAAATAAAACATTTTTACACCACGATATACTACCCAATCCCACGTAAAGTAATATGTACCAATATGGTCTCTGCACCATTGGGTCATTTCTGAAATTATACCGTAATCGTCTTTTATTTTTACAGGGAATTTACAATGTGCATGATCCAATATATTATCAATAGCCGCATTCATAGATACTCCGAAAATTTAAGTATAAACCAGGATCGGTTTTCTTCTGAATTAAAGCAAAATGTTCTCACAGTTCCAGCAGGGGACCATTCCCAATAATAATTATAGGTACGGAAATTTTTCTTACACCAGACCCGCATTACTGATATTGTCATAATGTCAGCTAAAATAAATTCCAAGCCATATGGACAATCACAAAAGATAACGAATGAACTGGTATTGATAGTTCTTAATTTCATGAGTATTTCAACATAAACCAGGTTGCTTTTGAATCATCAAAAAATTCTAAATATGATTCTTCGCATTCTTTATCATCCACCTTAACAGCACCTGCTAATTTTAGTTCTTTTTTTATGATGATAGAACGACCTTCTGAAAATTTGCCTGGATCTAATCTTAACCGAGTATCAACATCAATGATGAAATTCTGCCACCAGCTTGGTTGACTTTCTAAAAATTGATCGTATTCTAAATATAATTTCATGACCACCTCAAAATAAACCAAGTCTTATGTTCATCACTCTTGAAGGTAATCCGAGTGAAGCCTTTCACGCACTCAACTTTAATGATATTTGGATCTAAACTTTTAACAAAATCATACCATAGTTGTTGAGGACCGGCTTTACAAAACAGTCGTGTAATGTTTTTGTTTACTGTATCTCCTTTTAAATATAGAACACTCATGACCACCTCAAAATAAACCAAGTCTTATGTTCATCACTCTTGAAGGTAATCCGAGTAATGCCATCCACACCCTCAACTTTAATGATATTTGGATCTAAACTTTTAACAAAATCATACCATTGTTGAGGTTCGGCTTTAAAAAACAGATGTGTAATGTTACTGGCTAATGTACCTTTTTTTAAATCTAGAACGCTCATGACCACCTCAAAATAAACCAATTACGTTGTTCTTCGTTGGCAAAGTAAAAATGATTATACCGTGATGTAAATTGGCTACCAAATTGGTCTTTACACCATAGCTCCATTTCTTGTTGATTTGTGTTTCGTATTTCATCATTAGTACGAAGAACGTCAGCACCGAATTTAAATTTAAACGCAATCCCTGCATCGAAAATTTCTATGATCATATCAAAGTAGATCTAATATAAGCCAATGTTGATTTTACGTCAATCAGTTTTAAGATATCCTCATCACTCATATCACAAATATCGGTAATAGTGATATCTAATTCCTTGGTAATTCTGTAAGTTGTACCGCCGAATGTTTCATGATCAACTACTTGATGTCTGGTATGAACCGATGGTGGTTTTCTTGCATTAAGTGTAATTTTACGACATTCATGGTATTTGACCAATTCTTCTTTTGATAAAGAATTGGTTCCTCTTTTAGTGACTTCTTTTAAAAAAAGCCATGCTTCATTTACTGATAGTTGTTCACTCATCTAGTTCACCATATTCCAAATAACTAATAATCCTATCAATTATTTTAATTACTTGATCTTTTTCATTAAACACTTCTAGTAGTGCATTTTTATAAGTTTGATAATTCACAATAAGGTCAGTGAGTGCATACTCATCAAATATTGTATTTGCACCAATAGTAAATTTAGCAGTCTTTCTTGAAAATTCATTGTATGCATTATATATCGGTGAGACAAGTGCATCATTCTGCATTAACTCCCATGTTTTTCGTTCTGGCCGAATAACAACTTCATCAATTTTCATTAGTCGGCCTTCAAATATTTCAGAGTTTTAGCTAATAATTCATTACCCATTTGAATTAAATTTTGTACTTTTTCATGAGTAATATCTTTATTACTTTCATGTTCAGTCACTGATGATTGTTTAGTAGGGCGTATGTTGTCCCATTCATTTACTTCTTTGTTTATTTTTTCTCTATTCATGTTATTACCAATGATGTATGTTAGATGCTATTACAATAAGACAAGTTATAACGTGTAGCATAACCCAGAAAGTCCTTAATACTAGACTAATACTAGCTTCACGTTGTGATAAGATTGGAACCGTTGGTTCATCGTGATCGGTCTCACCCATTAAATGGTCAAATGCTCTAGCAAAGATTCTAGTCCAATTCATTTCACTTAACTGTAATTTTATGTCCACAAGGAGGACAAATGATAAAATGAATAAAATCTGTTCCACCAGTATAATCCTGTTCTTGTCTTGTTTGAATGTCTGCTGGCACGTATTCTAACACTGCCCCGCAATGTTTGCAAATTGTTTCTTTAACCACACTAGGATGTGGTTGTGTTGATATTACCCTAACCATTATTAGTTTCCTAAAAAATGTTGAATAATTGAATAATGATCTTCAAAGCAATTTTCACTTTGTAATTGTGATATTGGAATCCATGTTGCGGTTTTTGCATCATCGGCACCTTTAACTTTTTCAAGTGGCCCTTCTGGTAATTCGATGTAAAAAGCATGGGTAATAGTTCTACCTCTAAATGATCTACCTGGGTGATCAAATACATGACTTGCTTTAATGCTGCCTTTTAACACTGGCACTGGCACTTTGATTTTAGTTTCTTCTTTTAATTCACGAACAGCACCATCGATGATTAGTTCATTTTGATCTAGAAAGCCGCCGGGCATGGCAAAAGTACCCTTTCCAGGATTTGATCGTCTTTCAATCATTAATACATGACCAGATTGAATCACACAGCAATCCACAGTAACAAATACTGGAGGATATGCTAAACCAGCAAATTGTTGTTTATACTTGGCGATGAATTCTTTCTCATCTAGGATGGCATTGTATTCATCGGTTCCATGAAATTGATTTAAGAATGATAAAGTATCATCAGGTACCACACCTTTGATATAATCTTGGTTATATGGAGTTTTAAAATACAACTCACGAATATCAGTGGCATTCAATTGGTTTTGTACATTATCGAATTCTTCCAAAGCCCATTGTGGAAATAGTTTTAGGTAGTAGGTTTCTGGACCTTTATTATGTCCAAGCAAACAAACACTTTGACCATGTGTACATTCAGCAACAATGCGTTGGACATTGATCGCCCAAACCTGATCATTATAAGGAATATCCACTAATGGTTCGATATAAACCTGAACGGCTGGTTTGATGTTAATTGAACGTAAGATCATCCCACAACGTTCACTGAATGTAAATGGATTCTTAAATGTTCTTGGTTGTTTGGATGAGCCGAGCAAGATAATGACATTTTTTGCCAATTCTGCTGCTCTATTGATTAATTCTAAATGAGCGTTGTGAAGTGGTTGCGCTCTCATGATTACTACTGCATTATCATATTTTTTCATACTATAACTCCTATAGTTAATTGTTATTAGCGTCTATCGCTAATGTTTATTTATTATAACAGTAATCTGTTATTTGTCAACAATTTTAACTTTATAACCAAGTAATTGTTCGATTTCAGCTATTGATAATTCTGTGCAATTAATCAGTTTGTTAAAATCTTGTTCTGAATATTCTTGACCATTTAAATACCACTCTCTAGATCTCTGGGCCATCTGTTCTATGACGTTTATCATTCACCCACCATTCTTTGTAACCATTTGCATATTCAATAGCTGGTCCATCTTCTCGATGTAATTTGCCATTTAAAACCCATTGTTTATTGCCACCCATCCATTCAATAGCTGGGCCATCTTCTCGATGTAATTTGCCATCTACCCACCATTCTTTATTGCCACCCATCCATTCAATAGCTGGTCCATCTTCTCGATGTAATTTGCCATTTAAAAACCATGCAGTTCTATCTTCGTAAACTTGTACTGTGTATTCGATCATTTTTACCACCTTAATTTTATAACCAAGTAATTCTTCAATTTCAGCTATTGATAGCTCTTTTCCTTGGGTCATTTGGATGAATTCTTGTTCTGTGTATGCCTTGCCATTTAACCACCATTCTTTATAGCCCTCTGCACATTCAATAGCTGGGCCATCTTCTCGATGTACGTTGTCATTTAAATACCATTTAGGATAATCCCGTATTCTATATTTAATCATGTTATGTCTCGCTATGTTGTGTTAAGTTATGTGCATTATAACAGATTACTATTATCTGTCAACAATTTTAACTTTATAACCAAGTAATTGTTCAATTTCAGCTACTGATAGCTCTTTACCCTGGGTTCGTTGATTGAATTCTTGTTCTGTAAATTTTTTACCATTTAACCACCATTCTTTATTGCCACTGGTATATTCAACAGCTGGGCCATCTTCTCGATGTACGTTGCCATTTAAATACCATTGTTTTTCACCATTTGACCATTCAATAGCTGGACCATCTTCTCGATGTAATTTGTCATGTTGATACCATAATTTAGAACCATTTGACCATTCAATAGCTGGACCATCTTCTCGATGTAATTTGTCATGTTGATACCATAATTTAGATCCATCTTCCCGTTCAATAGCAGGACCATCTTCTCGGTGTAATTGTCCATTTAAACGCCATTCGGTTTTATTTTCATAAACTCGTACTGTGTATTCAATCATGTTGTGTCTCGCTATGTTGTGTTAAGTTATGTGCATTATAACAGTTTATGGTTACTTGTCAACATAATCTACTTAACAATTATAAATCCTTTCTTTTGTAACCATTGATGTTTGGTTAGTTTTATACCATCAATATAATACCAACGTGTTCCATCTGCCCATACTCTCGCCGGACCATCTAGCCGGTGACATTTACCAGAACAGTACCAGTCATAATCACCATTTGGATATTCACATGCAGGACCACCTACTCTATGAAGATTACCATTTGAATACCATGCTTTATATCCATTTGCCCATTCAACAGCTGGTCCATCGTCTCTGTGACGAAGCCCATTACGCCACCAGGATCGTGTACCATTTAGGAATTCAATAGCAGGTCCGTCTTCCCGATGAAGGTTGCCATACTTATTATACCATTTAACACTTCCATCAAAAATATTAATTACTTGCATAACTCTTTCTTTTTAGATTACTGTTATTTGTCAACCTAAAAACATCATAAAGTGAGCTTGATTGGTTTTACAACAATTTATCGCATAAACACCAGTTTCATACCCTTGTTGTTTTAACATTGCTTGATCAACATCGACTTGTTCAAGGCTATCGTATACTTCAAATGAAGTGTAGTTGGTTATTACAGGTTTAACAAATCCATTACCTTTACTGTACAGATATTCATCATCTTTACGATATATTACATAATTTGCACGTTCGTAATCTTTAATAGCGTATTCAATTCTATACAATGTTTTCTGCCATTTCATCGGTAGTAACATTAAAAGCTTTATATACAATTGTTTCATTTGTTAATCCTGACAAGTATAATTGATTGCTGTACCATTATCTTTCACATTAGGATAAGGTTTAGGTTTAGGATTAGACAATCTGCAAAAAACTTGTTTAGCATCTTCTTCAGTGGTTCTACATGATCCATCATATAAGTATTTCGATCCGGGCAATCCAGCAGTCCACCAATACTCATGATTCCCCATAGTAAAATCATAAAATGCAAACCCACAAAAAGTCAATTTACGAATACCAAAAGTACCATCATTAAATTTTACTATTCTCATAAACATTTTATTCACCTTTTTTAGTTATTGTTAATCGCCGTATTTTGCTTTTAAACGCGTAAGTTCAGCTCGGTCATATGCATCTTCAGCAGCTTTTTTAGCAAACTTTTTTTCTAATAGTGCAAGTTTTTTTCGTTCGGACTTTTCAATAATTGCACGTTCTCTTTCTTCACGTTCTTGTTCTTCTTGATCTGTTTCCATGCGATAACAATTTAAACTGAGACAATAACCACCATCATATCCAGGATATTCTTTTTCAAACGCTAGACGAGTGAACATATAATAGTCATTTTGTAAATCAGATAATTTTGAAATAACATGTTCTATGGTATTACCAGATTCAATTAGATCATATACTTCAATGCTTTTAGCTAGAATTTCTTTTTTCATATTATATCGCTATTGTTGTAATAAAAACCAATGGTAGTGTGCTTCTGATTTAAATGTTATTTCTGGTGAATTATTAATATTAACCGATTCAATCAAATCTTCATGCATATGTTGAAGATAAATAGCATAATTCGTATGTTGATGATAGGTAGATTCACACCATTCTTTGAAAGTATTCCAATGCCGATACGTTTTAAATCGTAAGTTTACTGAGTAACTCACTATCGAGATAACCTGTAATTTAAATAATTAAATATTAACGGTATACTAACACAAATGTTCGCCACTGGTATACATGAAAAGAACATAGAACAATCCATATTATCACCCATCCTTCGTGTTAATCGTTCATTACGACTTATAAAATAAAAAAATGTAAAATTAATAATTATAGGAATTGCGTAAAAACCTAGTGATACAATTTCTGAAAAACCCATTGGTTAATCCTTATAATAACGGTGTTTGTAAAAACCAGATTTCTTAAGAATCGGTTCAATTAAGATTTTCAGAAGAACTCCGGAAAAAGCAATATTAATAAAAGGTGCAATAGCCGTACCCAATCCAAATGATAAATCGCTATTATCTTTCATGTCTATAGCTTTTGCAAATGATTCATTTCTGGTTGCTACTAATATGCATGTTATACAAATAGTTAGAGGAACCACATAAAATAAAAATAACAATGTTAGCATTGTGATACCTTAAAAAAGTCATCATCCACTATTATAGTGGATGATGTGATTAATAATTATGGCTTGGTGGCAGTGTTGTCATTAGTAATTGCTTTTTCAGCACCTTTCACGGTTTCTTCAACATAGCCATCGAGTTTATTGTTGATAATGTCCAAGATTTTACCAGAAATTTTACTAGATTCACTGACAACTCTACCCATTGCATCGCTTTGAACAATTGTTTGCGATACATATCCGCCAACCATCATATATGCAGTCTTTTCTGATGGTAGTAAAGTGTTCATAGCCCCCGCAATGAAAAACCATATAACAGATCGTTTAAACCATGTTCGTGCTGAATCCACAGTAGTTTTTGCACGTTCTTTTTCAGACTCGGATAGGTATCTATCATCAGTGTTAACTAGCCATGTTATACCAGAGATAATCATAGGTATAACTAATACAAAAAGAAGCCATCCAAGTGAAGCAGAAAGCTGCGGTAATAAACTGACACCGTAAATCAATAATGCTAATTCCATGGTATTAGACTCCGGCACGTTGTGTTTTTAATGCTTTTTTTAATGCATCTAATGCAATGAAGCTATGACTCGCAGCGGCAGTTGAAATCAATTGTGCCCGTAATTTTTTACCAGACAAAATGTATTTGTGATCATTGGTTACGCGATCTGGATTATAGTTATCAGGTTTTTCAAACAAGATCCAGTCAAACTTGCCGGTATTGCTAATACCAGTTAATGCCCAAGTTACTTCACCATGTTTGTAAGCGACTTTAACTAATGCTTGGCCTTTTTTATTAAATTTAACGCTTGGTCTCATTTCAGTACTCTCTATTGTGTGTTTAAAAATTGTATTATATCAGGGTTGTATTGGTTGTCAAGAAGATTTATTAAGAAATGCAAATGGTTCATCTTTTGCTAATTCTTCTTTAATAATATTATTGACAAATTGATTAAATGTAACATCTTCTTCATGTGCCATTACCATCAACTTGAATAACATTTCATCAGGTAAGTTTAATGTAACTGTTTCAGTTTCGTTTTGCACTTTCCACTCCTTCTAAATAACTAATGACACATGCAATTGCAAATAGTAGGAGTACTAGTAGTGTTCCACCAAAATTTACACCTAACTGTGCCAGTACTACCCCAATTGCCGCAAATATAACAATCCTACCGATTACAAACCAAATCATTTTCGTAACCTTGCTGAACTTGGTCTTGATGTGGCTGATCGATTAATAGTAATGTTTTTAGTCACGTTGGTTACATTACGTGGACGATTATCATAATACCCAGGTGATGGACGATTATTGTTGCTATTACTCATTGCATTACCAATCGCATGTCCAACCAAACCACCGACTAACATATCAGTTACATGAGAACCACCATTTGATGGCTGTTGTACGACTACTGGTGCTTGTGCAGGTTGTTGAACAACAATAGGTTGTTGGTATTGTGGTTGTTGATATTGATGGTCATATGCAGGTTGTTGATACTGCTGTTGAGCCATTTGTTGTTGTGCTAATTGTTGCTGTTGCATATTCAATGATTGCTGTTGCTGTGCTAATTGTTGTTGCTGTTTACGCAAACGGTCTTGTTCAGAATCTGAGCAAGCAATCAATGTAATAGCCATCGCTAATACTAAAACTAATTTCATAAATAAATCCTCTAAATGTTAAAAATGTATCATATCATAGTTTGCATGATTGTCAGTTCTAGCTTCCGCTAAACAATACAACAATACCAGCTATGATTACAACAGCAATTCCCACTAATAATCCAAAAGTTGACTCATCATCTAAACTTCTTCTTGTGCGGTTAACAATAATAAAATTACCAAAAATGTTCTTATCAGTATTGCTATGTTCGATAATTTCTGGTTCTAGTCTATCAGCCGCTAATTTAATGGTTAAAAATCCGATAATCCATACAAAAATTGCGCCAATTATATGCATTAATTGAGTACCCATGATTTTCCAGATAATCAACAATGTAGTCAATTGTCCAACTGGTGATTTGGCAAACTCATTGACACCTACATTAAGTTCTTTAGCGGCTGCACCTAATCCAGATGCAATGCTAGTACCAATCTTGGTCCAACGTTCGATACCTTCTGGATCTGGAATACCAGTAGCAATACCTGATATACTAGAATTTTTATTTGATTCAGCTTGTTGTGCAATGGTTTTAATTACCTCGGCTTTCTGTGCTTCGGTTAATTGACTAAAACCAGCATTAGCTGCTGAATCTGAATTCAATCCGGCATTAGCAGCAAATGATGCTAAAAGCAAGCTTAATGTTAATAATTGTTTCATAATATTCCCCAATGAAAAGTGGCGGGTTTATCCCGCCACTTGGTTAATCAAAATACGTCGTGAAAATTGAAATGTGAATCTTTCACTTTGGTCAAGGTCATGATTTCATTTTTTTCATTCATGAACACAAACTTGCCGTTAGATGCATCGACGTTTTTCAAATCAGTTTGTGTGAAATTCGCATATACCCAAACACCGTCTTCTGGATCATCTTTATAGGTACGATATTCAACTTGCAATCTGCCATGTAATGGATTGCCGTTCCATTTGTCACCGTTGTAGTAATCATCTGGATCAACAGTAACACCATTGATTTGTAATTGAACATTGAATTTGTTACCTTCGTCGAACTCAGGTTTTGCATTCAACATAGCCAATGCTTCTTGTGGTGATTCATCATAACGATTCATTTCTTCAACCAGCGCTTTCAGCATATCGAAGTTGAACTGTGCAAATAATGATGAAATTTTGCAAATGTTATCGATATGTGATTTGTTTTTCAAGTTATCATTGCAATATTCTTCAATGAACTCGATGCTCAAACCTTTGAAGTCCAACATGTAGTAAATACGACCTGGACGATTACGCATATGTTGGTCAACGCGCCATTTGTCATTACAAGTTAATACAAACAATTTTTTGGTTGGGAACACGCCGTCGAGTAATGTCAGGATTGATTCCTGGCTATCACGGTCATATACCTTTTCAAACTCGTCAAATAACACGATACAAGGTTGTTGAATTTCTTGGATCAAACGGTTAAATTTGTCACCACACCATGGATCGTTAATGATTAAAGTTGGGATGTTTAATTCTGCTGCTTTCATTGATAAGCATTTTGCTAACAATGATTTACCAGAACCTTTTTCACCAGTCAACATTACGCCAGTTGAAACTTCACGATCCATAAAGGTATCGATAATCCGATCGGTATTCTTCTGGTTATCACCATAGCGTTTTCCAGAAAATTCGAAATTGTCAATTTTTTCGAAATATAGATTTTCGAAAGGATCTTTTTTGATAATGTAATTGCCAACTGGCAGTGTGTAGTGAAGATCCAATGATGCTTCTGCACTTGGTTTGTATGTGTTGCCAGATTTCAAATAATAAGTCATAAAGTTCTCTTATGTTGTTGTGTAAAATGTGTATTGTATCAGCTTTTTAAGCTACGTCAAGCATTTTTGTTTCAATTTCCATGAAATGAAACTTTTTCTTTGCAATTCCTTTTACCTCTAGTGATGATAAAAATCCATCACTACTATCTTTGTGTTCTATCAATGTTGCTTGTAAATCACAACCCGCGATATTTTTAAATGTGTAATCATCTAAATTTGCATCTGGGAACTTAATACTGATGTATTCACGAATTTCAGGATCAGTTAAGTATGGTAATTCCAATCTGACATCACATCGACCAGATCTTAACACAGCTGGATCGATTTTGTCAACATCATTGGTAGTCATGATGATAATATTTTCGTGTAAAGAAGAAACACCATCAATTGCATTTAATACACCAGTCAAACTTAACATCTCATACTCACCCATTGGGTTATCGATGATCAGTTGTTTACCTGGATCAGATTTTTCTTCACCATTTGCTTTATCAACAGATTCCTGAACCCGTTGTCTTTTGGTAACTGCTTTCGATGAATCAAAATCTTCGATCAAAATAAATGAGCCTTTTTCTGATTTGGAAATAGCTGATTCAAGTGTTCTATCAGACATTGCATTGATATTAATAACGTAGATAGATCTATTGTAATGACTAGCCAATGCTTTTACCAGACTAGTTTTACCACAGCCTGGGTTACCATGTAACAGGATACCCAGTTTATATGGGATACCATTTTCAGTATACCATTGTTTATCAGCATAAAATTTTTCTATTGCAGCGGTTACGTTATTTTTAACTGTTTTGTTCAGTACAACTGATGATAATGGGCGTTTGTGAAGTTCAACACGATTTTCCCAACCTTTGCCATCCCAGTTATGAATGTAAATTGTATCGGTTGTTTTGTTTACTGGTTTGAATTCATCAATCAAAGCATGAAATACATTGTGGCTACGTCCATAAGTGGTGATCTTGATTTGTTTTCTAATCGTTTCGCCTGTATTTTCAATTTTAGTCATGGTCATCCAATATAACCGTTTTTTGAAAAAGAAAAAATGATTACCGTAACTAGGACCGATTGCTAATGATGTGGCATCCCAGTTATGAGACTGTACAAACATTGTTCTTGAGGTATGTTCATTCATATGTTTACCTGACCATGCCAGGAACGAAAAATATAAATGAAAATTAGCACCAGCATTATCTAATTCTAATGAAGTTGTACCCTGCTTATACAAAAAGTTAATAATAGTCCGAGGAATATTCTTAAGCATGTACGATAAAACTGCCAACATCCATGCACTTATTGCAGCAGCAACCATTTGGTTACCTGATGTCATTGAATTGATATAGGCAATTAATTCTTGAATATATGTCATTTTTTTACTCTTTTTTCAATTTGATAACTAATGGATGCAACGATGATTGTTGCAAATAAAAATGAAAGCCAAAACATAATTACACCATTTCCTTTTTTCTTGATTTTTTCAATACTTCTTTTGATCTTGCTAAAAATTTGTAATACAAATCTCTATCCACACAAATGGTTACCTGTTTATGTAACATTGTATCAAATACTGTTATTGTAACGCCTGAAAGGTTTTCAGCAGACTGTACTAATATCTGTCCAAAATCTTCGTCATCAGCTAACCGAACTTCCTGCATGGGAAATTTTTGATTACAATAAGCAACAGCTTCTTCGATAGTTTCAGTAGTAACAGTACCGCAATAATTAGAATAGTCTTTCATGTCATGTCTCGCTGTGTGTTTAAGATGTGCTTATTATAGCAACTAAAAATACATTGTCAAGCAGTAAAAGACGGTATGTATCCATTAATATATCTAAATTGATATGCTTTAATAGCATTCAGCACTAGTTTACCTACATATCGTTCTACGGTTGGAATATTGTTTCTGAACACCATAACCATATGAAACTCAGGTTCTGAACTATTCTCAACCTTATCAACCCATTCTTGATATGTCTTGGCTTGGAGGTGTTAGTGTTTATCTTCATTATTGTCCTTTAACCATTCTTTAAATTCCTTTAACTCTGCTGGTAATAATTTTCGATAACCGTAAGCTGGTTTCGAGTATGTAGAATCTAGGGGTTCACATTTATAACAAATCATTTCCCCGTGCAAGGTCATGTCCACAACTTTAACCAATTCGCCAAAATGTGTTTCGATATTTCCTAACATATTCCAATGAGGCGCATTAATTCTTGTATTATGCATTTTCTCCATGATTGATTTAGTGTATTCGATATGCTCTCGTATACACTTGATAGAAGCTTCTTTGTGATCACCGGCCCGAAGTTGGGCCATCATATCTAAAATCAACGTGTTATCATTTGCAATACTTTGTTGCATTATTAACATCAGCGTTTCTGCTTCGTTATCATCTAGGATAAATTCAAATTTAATCATTTGATTTACTCCATAGTAAATCACGTAGGGCATTCCCCCATGCTTCTAAAAAAGATTGGCCTTTTTGAAGATTTCGTTGTGCAAACATACCTGCCATTGTGCCACCGATTAGAAACCCAAACCACAGGATCATAAATCCACCCCAAATAATTACTTCTTTCGCCATTGTTTTATTTTCCCAAAAATTGCTTTTGCATCAGTATATAATTCACGCCACGCATCAACTGCGGTAAGGCCACGGATAATGTTACCTTGAACTGATAGTCCAAATAACAATGCTAGTATGCATACAAGTAATATGCCTACAAGAACGAGAAGTAGGATAAATGCTGTTGTAATCATAGTCAAGTTATTTTTTGCCAAGTGTTTCTGGTGAATGATCTAATACTGCAGAATCATTAGTTGAATAGAAGAATGCATCCGAGTCTTCGATTGTGATATTTAAATCACTATGGAGTAATTCATAATCGGTAAACTTTTCATGGTCATGATATACTCGAAAGAAATAGGTGCCACCAATTCCACGACATAATGATCCAGAAACCCCATCAGCTGATTTAACTGCAGGTAATATTGTATTCTTTAATTTTTCTGGTGTTACGTCTAAAATAGCGGCTGCTAGTTTCAACTTTTTGTCTAATGGCCATGATTTGTATTCATAACCACAAGAACAAGGTGTTTCCCAACAATGGTTGCAATCACTTAATGCCATGCCAAACCCTGTTAGATTTAGTTTGAATTTTCATTTTCAGTATTTTCCTTAATAATGTTATGAATTGCGGTAGCATGGTCGTCTAGTTTTTGACGAAGTTCTTTATCACCGATCCAATCGATTTTCTTTCTCAGTTTATTGAGATGTTTGAAAAGTTTTTCTTCTAAATGTGTGTCAATTTTTTTAGCCATCATAATTGTCTCTTTTGTTGGTCCAGCCATTACACCGCCTTGAAAGTCCAGTGTTTCAGCATCTGTAAGTCTTTTAGCAAATACATTGCGACTTGCTTCGCAATATTCTAGCATTGTTTTGTGTATATCAGATGAATCGTTCATTCTTCAAGTATTGATCAAGGTTGGTTCCGCTTTAACTTCAAGTATCTTATCTGCTCCGATAGATTTATATTTAATAGCCATATCTGCATAGTGTTGAGCAATCAACATAGCTTCATCGAGTTGGGCTTGGTGTTCACCCTTATCGATTGATACTTGGATTTTAACAGTGATTTCATATGGTGTTAATTCATTCATCATTTTAATATCTCCGCTAATCGATTTCTGACTTCTTCATCGGTTAGGATTTTAGAAACTCTATCTGGTCCATATTCCCATGCACCGTCATCCGATACTAATAATCGATCACTGATTCCAGTATCAGGATCACGGGTCATAGCCAACCCCAATGGATGTAAAATTTCGGAGTTTATTCGTTCTATCAGACCTAAATCTGATGCTTGGTTCCAATTGATTGAAGTCATTATTTTATTCCTGAAAGTTTTTTAAGGTCTTTGATATCACGTTTTTGAAACAAGTTCTTTACACGTTTGAATGCATTATACAGCTTATCGCCCAAAAATTCAATCAATGCTGCTATCCAGAACACAGGAAAAATCCAAAAGATATGAATTCCGAACATTGGATCTATCCAATAGTTAAATTTATCCCACCATTTCATGTCATTTTCCTATTATCTCGTATCGTTTAATTCTAGCTTGTAATCCGGCTTGTTCGTTCAATAGTGGTACTAATGCTTTCTTATAGTAATCACTGATACCAATATCATGTGTTAAATTCTTTTGTTCGTGTTTTGCTTCAAGGTCAATATACTCGATCACATTGACTAACTGTTTGTGCTTCTCTTGCATTATATGGTATTCTTGTGGTGTAATCAACCCCATTATTCTATTTCCAAGTAGTGTAGATGAAAAGTATGGATTGCCCGTGCATCTGCAATCGAAGTTATATCTGTAACGGTTGACGGTTCGATAAAAATTATTGGTGTTAACTTATAAATGACTATTTTCTTATCAGCTTTAATTATAGAACTAACAATCCCATTTAAATCCGATCTCAAATGTCTATTGACATGATAATCACAACCATTATAGTTAATATACGGGGTTTCAGTATAACCAAAAATCAAATGTTCTTTAAACCGCCATTTAAGTATTGATTCTAACTCTTGTATTGCGGATTCAACGCTTGGTTTTGGATTTCTTTTTAAGAATTCTTGATATTGCGAATTTGCATTTAACATGACAACCAGATCATTTATTATTCAATACCAAAATGTTCTTTGAGTACTTTAATGTATGAATTTTGAGCAAACGGATCACTATGGCTTGAAATTACATTGATGCATTCCAAAATAATAATTTCGGCAAATTCATGAATTTTAACCGCTTCAACATTAATCGATTGACCATTTTTATGAGCTTCGGCTATTATAGCACTAGCATTTGCTCGCGCAATAATATTCAAGTCTTTCGCAATACTATAGTTCATTATTCAATACCAAAATGCGATTGTAGATTACCTGCACTAACCATATCACCATGTTCTTCAAAATGGCTGATACAATCTTTTATACCTTCATTAATGCCATCAGTTTTACCGGCAAGATAGCCTTCACTAAAATACTTGGATTCTGCTTCTTTAATAAGCAATTCACCGAACTTGCCATATAAACATTTCTCATAATCAAACAATGGTGGCTTGTTATTCCATTGCGTATGCCATTCTCGCATCTCTTCCGATGCTTCATTAATCGCTTGGTTATACAGTTGTTTAATCTTTTCGTTCATATTATTCAATACCAAAATGTTTTAAAAGATCAGTTTTGTTAGTAATAACAGAACATTCTTTAATAATTAACTCAGCAAATTTATTTACATCCAATCGTTCGTAGTTTTCTGGCTCACCAAATGCACCATGAGAATACACGGTATACATAGCTTGTTTTTTTAATTCTTCAATTCTATTATTCATTATTCTATTCCAATCTTATGTTTGGCTGCTTGATCTAGTTCATCTTTTTTACCACAAATACGGTCTCTTTCCAATTTAATAGTATTTAAAAGTTCAGCATTATGAGATTCTGCTGCTTCTGTTAACGCAACCCTAGCATATAGACATGCTTCGTCAAATTCATTTGATTGATATAACAATTGAGCAGTTTCGATATTTTTATTAGATAATCGAGAATATGAAAACCCATCACTAGTAATATACCACATACCAAACAAAATACCAATACCTAAAATACCTAAAAATATATCCAGTTTATTATTCATTATTCTTCTCCATTAAAATCAAAAGCATGTGCAACTTCTTTTCGGATTATACTGAAGTCTGGTTGAATGTCAACTAAAAATTCTACATGACCTAAAGTTTTTTCTACCACCAAATTAATTAAGGTAGTAAGAGCTTGTGTATCCGCAGAATATGTAATCATTTCAGTATTGCTATTTTGGAAATCTTGTACAATAGTTTTGTTAATACCGGCTTGTATTCGTAGTTCTTCTATGGTATTACGCATTATTCTACTCCAAAATGACTTAACATCGTATTACGTTCTTGATCATCTGAAAACGCATAATTGGCACATTCTCGAATAAGCAATTCTGCAAAATATTGATCCTCGGGGAGAATATCTAACTCGCAATCTTTATATTCTTCACCGAAGTATTCCGTAAATGCTCTGTTATAAATTTCTTTAATCTTCTCGTTCATTATTTTACTCCAAAATGTCGTTCGATCATCACAGCACAATCGATTACGGCATCATTATAATCGAGATCGGTTTCCTCGCACATAATAATATCTCTACAAATTTGAACACATTCATTAACAATCAACTTGGCAAATCGTTCTAATTCTGATGGCGCAATGTTTGTAATGTCAGTTGGCCATTCCCCACCATAAGCTTGTTCAAATAATTCTTTAATTTTCTCGTTCATCATACTCTCACAAAATCAACATTTTCGACTGCTTCGGTTTCAAACACTCTACCTAGAATGCGACTGCCAACAGTACCACTCTTACTCAAGTAGTAATAATTATCTGGCATCAATGATGCATAGATAGTGTCACCCACTTTTACTCCACTACCAGGAATCTTTCGCAATAGTTTTGCTTCAAATACAACAAATAAATTAGGATTACTATTATGGAAAATCATTCTTCAACTCCTAACAATAATTGGCACATTCATAACCATCGACTCCTGAAACCACTTCTTCAAGTCCGTATGTATTGTTGAACAATTCGATAGTTTTAGGCCATTCATCGATTTCTAATACATTTTTATCATGATAAACGTGCGGTCTGATCTTTCCATTTCGTTGTCTTTCACCAGACAACGAAAATCCAGCCATAAAGGGTTTTAGTTGTTCGTTCATTATTTTACTCCAAACACTTCGCTGATATGTTTTCTGCTGCATTTTAAGCCACAATTCCAAGCTTTAAAAGTATCAACCGAAGGTCCCCATATTGGTTTATCGTCCATTGATACTGAACCACCGGCAAAACATGTTTCTATCTGTTCGATGCATTCCTTAATAATCAACTCAGCAAATTTTTCTAGGCGCTGTGGGTCAATATCTGCTAAAAAATCAGCATCAGTACCAACCTCATTTAAAATGTTGATATCATCAACTTTATACATGATTTCTTTAATTTTTTCGTTCATTATTCTACACCAAAATGTTTCTTGATATCATTTACGGTCCATGATACATTTTCTACTAAAGTTCTATCCAAGTCTACAGATTCTGCAGCAGTTGCTTGAATGATTTTGATAGTTTCTTTAATAATCGACTCGGCAAATTTTTCAAGATGAGGTGCAATACATAATTCGGTTCCATATTCCAAGTTATACTTTGGTATGTTAGCCTGTTCAGCAAGTTCTCTTATTCTCTCGTTCATATTGTTGCCCATAGTTGTTTAACTCGTTGCTTAACAGTTTGCTTAAATTCAACTGCTACCTTGTATGTGTTAGTGGCCTTAATTTTAGCATGTGCCCAGTCTAACGTCAACATGATTTTAGTATAGCAATAATTGAACCAACCAAATGTCAATAGTTGTGTTTTGGTTAATGCAAAGATCCTAGATAACAATAATGTACCAACTAGTTTAGCCACAACCTCAAGGATAATGCCTTGAATAACCATGCCATGTGCAATCATGAATAATGCATACAAGTTAAACGGTGTAATGATTAATGATGGAATAGCTAATGAGATCAAAGCTACAGTTGGTGAAGTATTGGCAAGCCACCATTCTACACGTTGTAGGCGTAGGGCTTTAGCTAATGCCGCACCATATGATTTTAGTGTATCCCATAACCATTCTTCAAAGATTAGGAACCATACTGCAAACCAAATAAACGGTTTAATTAAAATTTTCATTGTTTACAACCCTTTAATAAATTGTACTGCTGGTGTATCTCTCCACCACACAGAATATAATGCCAACATGTCAAATGTTTCGGTTGACATACCGTTATTTTCCCGTCTGCGGTGCGCCTTCCTGAGATTGCGCCATAGCTTGGTTTCTTGTTCTAATAAAATTCTCATTATGCCGCCTCGTCATATCCAAAGTGTTGACTAATAGTCATAGCACAATCAAAAACAGCGAGATTATGGGTGTTAAGTGGTGATTTATGCGTTTGTGTATTACTGTGGCATAACACTATACATTTTGTGATAATAGTATCAGCAAATTTAATAGTATCAAATTCTCCATCAGCGGAATAACAATCATCTACCAGGTTTTTAATTAATTCTTCGTTCATACTTCAACTCCAATTTCTGTTTCACTAATAGACACATTAGTTGTTTCTAGGTACCAATCCAGTGATTCAATTTCACCTTCATCTTGCCAAACTCGCTCAATTACTTCAGCACGAGTTGGTTTATAATCATAAACATAATTATATTCATCGCATGAATCGGTTTTTATTAATACTGCCCATACTTTCATTATTCTAATCCCAAAATTTTACGTTCTTCTTCAGTAAGTTTAACTAATGCTGCTGCTTTTTTATTAAGCAGTTCCATTTGGTTAATTTCTTCAACAGTATCGCATACTACCCAACGTTTGTCAATCTCGACTTTTCTAACACGTCTAGGCCAATGGTCTTTGTATTGTGCTTTGAATTTGTTAGCTTCGGAACTAGATGAAAAGTATGCAATATGTTCATCACCTACGCCATAACCATCTGGTTTTAAAACTTCCCAAGCAGTAAATTTTACAGAATATTCTTTCATTAACTCCACCTCAAAACAAACCAAGTATATTCTTCTTCACTCAAACTGTGTCTGGGATAACTATTATAATCATTTTTATAAGTCTTATACCCTTGTGAAATAAAAGATTCATGCCACCCAATAATATCATCCGTTGCATCAATGAATTTTGGGAAATCATATGTATCAAACTTTATTCTTTTCATGACCACCTCAAAATAAACCAATTTCTATATTCTTCGCCTTCAAATGCAATATGTGTGTCCCAATTACGTTTATATACACTTATAATTTTTGGATCTAAACTTCTAATAAAACCAAACCAACCACCACGGTAACCGCAATCACCACGGTAACTGCGCTGTGTATATAATTCATACAACTTATCATCAAGTTTAGATTTGTAGGCAATTACAAGTTCAGTCATTTTAATCTATTCCAATCTTTGGCTGATCTTTTAAAGATAAGATATATTATTACAATGAATAAAATTACTGGGACAAATTCGTTATCACACATATTACAACCGGTACTGTCTAACAGCAATTACACTTCTGAGACAACCTACTGCAATAGGAAAAGATTGGTTCCATTCAAATCTATGAATCCATGCCGTGTTGTCAATGCCCCTTGAAACGTTAGTCCAATATTCGCCAGTTTTATGCATATTCAATACTTGACAAACCAACATTGTCTCTATATCTGGCAATTCACCGCCTACTGAGTTGCACCATTCTTTTGCATCTTCCCAAGACATTTCTTTTGCAGCTTTTGGACCCATTCTGTATTCAACTGCATTATATGTGTAAATGACAGGTGCATTATCCCAGTCATACTGTTCTTCGTCTAGTTGTTTTTCTAGAACTGCAAGGCGTTCGTAAATTTGTTTGATTTCTTGTTTAATGTTCATAAGAATCTCTTGTGTTTAAATTGGGTGTATTATAGCAGAATAAGACTACTTATCAACGATTTTAACTTTATATCCAAGTAATTGTTCAATTTCAGCTATTGATAATTCTGTGCAATTAATCAGTTTGTTAAAATCTTGTTCTGAATATTCTTGTCCATTTAAATACCACTCTCTAGATCTATCCGCACGTTCAATAGCTGGGCCATCTTCTCGATGTAATTTGTCATGTTGATACCATAATTTAGAACCATTTATCCATTCAACCGCTGGTCCGTCTGTTCTATGACGCTTGCCATTTAACCACCATTCTTTGTAACCATTCTCAAATTCAACAGCTGGTCCATCTTCTCGATGTAATTCGCCATTTAAATACCATTCGGTTCTATCTCTGTCAACTCGTACTGTGTATTCAATCATCTTACCACCTTAATTTTATAACCAAGTAATTGTTCGATTTCAGCTATTGATAATTCTGTGCAATTAATCAGTTTGTTAAAATCTTGTTCTGTGTATTCTTGACCATTTAAGTACCATGCTTTTTTACCACTGGCATATTCAATAGCTGGGCCATCGGTTCTATGACGGTTACCATTTAAATACCATTGTTTTTCGCCATTTGCCCATTCAAGTGCAGGGCCATCTTCTCGATGTGATTGTCCATTTAAATACCATGCTTTAGATCCATCTTTCCATTCAATAGCGGGGCCATCTTCTCGATGTAATTCGCCATTTAAATACCATTGTTTTTCGCTATTGGCATATTCAATAGCTGGGCCATCTGTTCTATGACGTTTACCATTTAAATACCATAATTTAGAACCATTTATCCTTTCAACAGCTGGACCATCTTCTCGATGTAATTCGCCATTTAAAAACCATTCGGTTCTATCTTTATGAACTCGTACTGTATATTCAATCATGTTGTGTCTCTCTGTGTTGTGTTAAGTTGTGTGCATTATAACAAAATAAAACTACTTGTCAAACTGCTTTGGTGGGTACTCGTGAATTATAGAATTTGGTTTAGAATTGTCTGTGAATCTATCAAGCCACCGATATGCACTGTTAAGGTCATGATGAAACATCCGACCAAGCCTTTTAGTTTCAAAATATTCCCACCCTAAATACCAACTACGTTTACGCTGTGGATAAAAACTACCAGTTGCTGTATCTTCTAATACTCTATACTGTGTCATAATTTAACCTTATTGTTGTAATAAAAACCAAGTGTAATGCGCTTCTGTTTCAAAAGTCAGTAGATACTCCGAATGCCCCCATACCCTGAAATCCAGTATATCAGGGTACCTAGTAAATACAAAATCAGAGAAAGTACCAACGAACCCAGCTTCTCGCCATTTACCAAAAAAATTAAATGTGGAAGCTTGGACTGCGATTGTATAACTCATTGTTTTAATAAAAACCAAGTGTAATGCGCTTCAGATTTAAATGTAAAAGTCATATCCAGTAACCTCGGTGATGGTATCGTATATGCTACTGATACGCATTCTGGGTAGTTTTCCATAATAAAATCTTTGAATGACAACATATCAGCTACATTGGTATATTCTTTGAATGAATCCCATGCTCTGTATATGTTGCTGGGTAATATAATTTCGTAATTCATGACCACCTCAATAAAAACCAAGTGAAATGTGCTTCAGATTCAAATGTATATTTAAAAGTTAAATATTCATAGTCATGTTCATCAACTGTTTCAATCTTTATTATTTCAGGAAATGTTTCTTTAATCCAGGTAAAAAAATCAGGTGCATCAAGATTATTGCTGGAACTGATATCTACTATATCACACCATCTTTTATAACACCCTGTGAATCTAGAATAAGGTGATGCCCAAGGATCTTCTATTTGAAATGTCATTGTTGTAATAAAAACCAGTGATAATGTGCTTCTGAATTAAAGGTTATGTTTAGGTACATTCGATCCCCATGGTGATACTCGGCGTGAATGATTTCGTCATGGTGGTGCATTAGCCAATTGGGTAATTTACCTTGGAACTGGAAATCATGGACGTACATTCTAGTGGTTGCCCATTTACCAGCTATTCTGCTATGTATTGTTAGTTGGTAAATCATTGTTGTAATAAAAACCAAGTGTAATGTGCTTCAGATTCAAATGTATATCGGTAAGCTGGGTGATCTTTCAGATAGTATCCACCCATTCTGTTAACATCTATAATTTCAGGAAAGGTGTCTTTAACCCATTGGGCAAAATCGGTAGAATGTGTATAATTCATGCACCAAGCTTTACTTATCAGTGGAAATTTAGATATTGGGGCTCCAAAATTGTCAATTATTTCAATAGTCATTGTTGTAATAAGAACCAGTGATAATGTGCTTCTGATTCAAACGTAAATTCTACTCCACCAAATACACTGTTAGCAGATAAGCAGATAGGATAATGTTTAACACAATACTGCCCATAACTTTTATTAGTACCATCCCATTGCCGTCTACCAGCATCCCAGTTTTTCCATGATCGCCAAGTTTTGAATTGGACTCGAATAATTTTTACTTTAAAAGACATGAATTAATACCTACTAATTTAAATCACGCTAAAAAAGAGTGTATTATATTGCTACAATACACTCTTGTCAACATTAATCGTCGGATGCTAAAGCACCAAATAATCTCAGTAAATCCAGAAACAGATTTACAAAGTCAAGATACAATGACAAAGCGCCCATTACTTCAAGATTGGTATTACTTTCATAGTTAACCATTTCTTGAATGTTTTGTGCATCATATGCGGTAAAGCCCAAGAAGATGATAACACCAATCCCAGATAATGTCAAATCTAATAATGAATTACCAATGAATAGATTGATAACACTAACAATAATTAAAGAAATTAATCCAACCATCAAGAAGGCACCAATCGATGTTAAATCTCGTTTAGTAGTCATCCCGTAAATTGCCATAGTGGTAAACAATACCGTTGCACCCAAGAACGCACTGGTAATCAACCCAGCACTATACTGATGAAAGATCACCGACAAGCTAATACCAAATGTTGCTGAAAAGATCTGTAATAGACTGTGGGCCACAATTGGCGATTCGGTTGATTGCAAAACTGCATGGAAAACAAAAACCATTGCCAGTGGTACTAATAGCACTACCCATTTCATTGGGCCAGTTAAAAAGAATGCAGTTAATGTTGGACTTTGGCTAACGATATACGCTACTACCATGGTAGTGAATACCGATAAAGCCATGTTGCGATAAACACGTGTCATTGCATTTGATTTTGTTGTTGTATAAGTTGTCATATTTTTATGTTTTATTAAATGTTTGATTTGGTGCAAGAAACGCCATGGCCATTGGTATCAAGGACCTGTGTGACCCTGCCTTTCTCGCCTATTACAAATTGTAAATTATTGATACATCGTGTTTCCACCATACCATTGATACCGACTGATACATTGTTACTGTTGGTGTGTATAATACCGCCAATAATGCAGATGATAGCAATAGTAATAACTATCTCGATTAGTGTAAAACCTTTCATTTTCATTGTTTACTCTTTGTTGTTAAATTAATCTAATTGTTCAATCTGTTCAATTGCTTCTAATGGTTTTAGTTTACCTAATACCACCTTATCCATAATTTTTGAGATAGATTCATTTAATGCGATATGGTATGCATTATAATCTTCTTGTGCCTGTGTAACTCGTTGTTTATGTTCTTGTTCTTTTATTATTAAATCCGGCCAATTTAACTCACTAATGTAAATAATAGGCCCCATGGCATCTGTATCACGTAGTGTAGCAGAACCATCAATTAATGCTTGAACCACCTCTCTGTGTGTAATAACAAGACCTGGACTAGGCAAAGTTTTAGTCAATAACTTACTGTGTTTGATAGTTTCAACACGTTTATAAAAATAATCCAGTTGTTCTTGTTCAGTTGCGATACTCATTGTTGTCCTCTTTGTTTAAGTTGGTTGTATTATAGCAGATTTTACTGGTGTGTCAATAAAATCCAAAACAAAACTCTTGAAAATTTCCAGTGGCATCCAATGCTGTTTTGGCAGCAGCCATATTTCCATTGTAGTCAAATGTACTCTCAGCTAATTCAGAAAACCCAAGTGGCAATGCTTGATTCAATGCATCACTGGCAATTTTATCATCAAGATAACCATATTTCTCCCAGTATGCTTTAGAAGTAATGTTTATATACTCTCCATCCGCTTCATCTGTTATGATTTCATAATACCAGAAATCTTCAACTAAATCCGAGTCGTCATCACTTGAAAGTGATATTCCAAAACTACAAGAACCACCGCAACATTCATCTGCGCCACACCCTTCTTCAGGTGGTTCAGGTTTTTCAGGTTTCTCACCAAGATCAGGTGTCATATTATTGAAGTTTGCCGACTCCATCATTTCAATAAAATTGTATTCAGTAAAGTTTGAATTATTGAACATACCTTCTGATACCTCGGTTGAGCCAGGCGGCAACCCTTTAACATGATTGGCTACAAAACCAGATTCATATTGTTCATTGCCATATACACGAAACTTAACAGTATCATATTCATCCCATTGTGCATAGGGTTGAATTTCGAATGACCATTGCATATCTGGTTTAGTGAGAGTAACTTCCAATCCATACCCACGTTCGATTACGTAAACAGTTTCATTCATAATACTGCTGTTAAAGATTCGCACATTATCACCGTTGTTGGCTTTATACTTACGTGCTTGTTTCCAATCAGAAGCATAAGTGAGTAATGGACTAATTGATTTGCTATTTTTGATAGCGGTTCTGCAATCTTGAGCTGTAATTGTCATAATAATCTCATGTGTGTTTGAAAGTTAATAGTCTAGCAAGATGATTTTAATTTGTCAACTATGATCGGTTGAGGATGAAGTTTTAAATTTTCGCATGTTTGTTCTCCATTGCTATACGTTCTTCGTTCTTAAAATGTTCACGTAAATCAGTTAGTACAATACCTAACCAATTTTTACCTGGCCATTGCTCTGGCGGAATTTTTTTTGCATCTTCTTCATTTAACCCGACTCCCCATATACTGTCAAATGGCGATGCCTCTACTAATAATGAATTACCGGTGTTCATTAATCGGTTATACAGATTTTTGTTTTGTGAGAACTTGCCATGATTACCACGAAATGCGATTTGAATTGCATTCTCATTCCACCAGACCATATCAAAATCACGAACTTTACGGCCTAATGCTTTTTGTTCTTTTGGATTAGTTGATGCTAAAATTTGTTCTGCAATTGCATCATTGAATGGATTAGAAAATAATCGTGCTTTATGATACATCATATACTGTTCGGCAGTATTGTATTTGATACCATCTAATACAAAATTAGCATGATGCCATTGGGAGAATGGCCCGGACCAGAAGAAAATATATTGTTGATTGGTTGGCATAATTGTTCCTATAAAATAAAAGAGTATAACATAGGTTGGAAGTAGTGTCAACTACTCCATTTAAGAATGAACCATGTTGCATCGACATCTTGAAACTCGTAATGATAATCACGAACCCTAATTACATCAAATCCTTCATATTTGATACATATCTCCCATGTTACGTATGGTGTGTATTTGCTGAGGCAATAGTCTGCAAATTTCGGGAAGTTTCGAATATCTAGCACAGTCATGATGAAAATCTCATAATACACCAATTTAAATGTGCTTCATCTTTGAATCGTAATCCAAATAAGCTTTTGATCCATTTATATCCCATCTCATCACCATTTGGTGATGGCACACCAAAGTTTTCTGTACACCATTGGTATACATCCGATTCGGTTATTTGGTCAGATGAATCAAACATGAATTCAATTGCATATGGGAATTTTGATGTTTTGATATGTCGTTTAATATATTTCATCTTTAATAATTCCTTTGGAAATTGCCCAATTGAAATAGTCAGGAAATCTGTACCTGACCTCATAAAATGTTAATTCTTTATGTTTACCATAAGGGAACACATTTGATTTTAGATATTCATCATACTCTGCTGCTTGTTCTTCCTTGGTCTTACCATATAAATGTGTTTCTGGTAATTTGCCACGAATGAATTCATGTAGCCCCAATGCTTCATTAAGTGTTTCAACCGATTTGTTAAACCATACTGGTCCGAATACTTGTTCTACCCGAGTCCATTTAACATTGTTGATGGGTCTACCACTATACATACTGGTGAATGAATACCCATCATCATACCCGGATGATAAAGATAATGGTCGGCAATAATCGGTTGCTAGGACTATATCCGATGCTTCTAATACAACTACTTGAATCATGATAGAAAGTGTGGGTCAGAATTAATATTAAGAAGGAACCAAGTATAGTATTGTTCTTTTTCAAATTCAATGAACTGTATGATATTGTTCGAATCTCGTACTATTTTGGCGTGATATTCGTTCATGATATTGTCCCTATCGGAAATACCATAAGATCCATTAGTATTATAGACTAAATTTTTCCACCACGTGGGAGTTAGATCGAAGCTGTTATTAGGTGATAATATTATTCGTTTTGTCATAATTAGGTCCATTGTATTGTAAACCAGGTAAATTCAGCATCATCCAATGTCCATTTCCATCCAGTGCCATTGATGTTTTCATGATAGGATGCTGATTTAAAGCCATACTCAGCAAATGTTTCTACATACAGTTTTCCAGTTTCTCTATATTTTTGTTTTAATATGGTGTAAAACTTTGGATAATTGTCTAATTTAAATTCTTTCATTGTGCAAATCTCATTAAAAACCATGTTCGGTCGGCTTCATTTCTAAAATAATAAGTTCGGCATTTTGATACATCACCACTTTTCCAATACCATCGTCCCTTATATTTTCCCATATTTTCAATGCACCAACATGAGTATTCATAGAACATTGCATAGGAATTGATTGTTGAAAGTTGTATTTCCACCGCATGTTTAAAATATCGTTTTCGAGTAGCGGTAAATGATTTAAATTTCATAGATATTTTAAAATGAACCATGTTGCTTGTTCCCCCGTCATAAATTCGATATAACGTTTTCCTGAGTGTTGTTTGATTACACCACCTTTATCAAATAACCAATCTTCGAATTGTTTTCCGGTATATGCACGAGTTACTCGGTTATATGAATTGTAGACTCGCGGAGATCCATTCTCTATATTCCATTGCCTCCATATCTTATCGAGATTATCTGAGTTTAGTGTGTGTTTCATTTTAACTCCATTTTATTACAAACCAGGTATATTCTTCTTCACTGAGGTGGATACCAGTAGATGAACCATCATATGATATTGCTGTTTTAAATCCAGCAATTCGAAGTGCTTCAACCCAAGTATATGCGTTATCAAATTTAGAATTATTATAGCATTCTTGTCTAAATTTTTGATATTTTCTAATATCCAGTTTGATCATGTCCATCTTAATAAAAACCAGTTACGATCGGATTCATTACAAAACACAAATGAGTATTCATCTGATAATAATGATCGACCCACGAAATTCCACCTATCAGTTTTCTTTGATACTTTAATCTTTATTGCATGAGTAATAGCTAATTCATCATAACCAAATACATCTTGACACCATGAAATCGCTTGATGGGTGTCGGCATATTTAACTGTTGCAAAGTACATTATATCAGTGTTATTCATAGGTGTCAAATAGAAAAAGGGCCAAAATCTTGGCCCTTGTGTTTTGATTTACGTTGATACGTTTTTTTCTTATCTTCTTCGACTTTCGGTCGATTGAATTTGTGGCAATGTTTAGCCACTGGGTTATTTGGTGTTTTCATATTACACTCCGATGTATTTTTCAATTTCGTGAATCACTGATAGATGTGATTGGGACAACTTACGGTTTTCACGTAGAAATTCAATTATTTCTCTTGTGGAGATAATAGCTTTGTCGGTTGGATGATCCATAACATTGCTTAATCTATCACATAGTTTGATGAATAATCCATAGCTACTCATCCCTAGCATTTTTCGTTTGAGATATTCTTTCTTACTTAATTGTTGAACCAATTTTGGATCACTAGTCAATTCCAATACCAGACTAGCTACTAATGGACTGAATTCTGATGCCAACTCAACAAAGGTAGTATCAGTATCTTCGAGGGTATCATGTAAGATACCTGCTTCAACTAATTGTGGCAACTTCTTTGATATTTTAAAGGTAGATACCAATTCACCAACATGCAGTACATGATTGACATAAGGTTCACCTGACACTTTTCTGTATTGACCTGAATGTTTTTGTGTTGCGAATAGTTTAGCTTTTTCAGACATGATTCCTCCTAATGTTTTATATATCTTACCATTATGGCTGTGGATTGTCAACATATTCTTTATTACCCCTAACTGCACCCGATGAGATTTCAGCTTGTGTAAGCGGTCTACAATCTATAGGCTTTTCATTCTTACTGCATATCCTGGAAAATTCACGACGTTCAATAGGTGGTGGTTGAATTGATTTACGTTGTTCAGCTTTTTCTTTAGCCGAATCGGGTCGTTCAACAGGCGAAGTTAGCATCATTATTAATAGTATCTTTTCCATATACAATACCCCCCATGATAGTCGATTGTTTCTTATTTGTTGATAATAATTTTCATGAGAGGAGCGCCTAAATGCTTGATTTTTATACATTTTGTGATATACTAAAATCTAAATAAAGTTATAGTTTAAACACACAAAGGAGAACACACTATGAAAAAAATTGAATCATTATTAACACCTGACAACATTACTGCTATTATCAGTGTATCGGTATTTATTGGATTGGTCTTTATGTTGACTATTGGGTATTTTGTACCTATGCAACCAGTTTGGTGGAATTCGTTTTAATTGAAAAAACCCCAGTATAGCCTAATCTATCTGGGGTTAATTTTTAGAAATCCATAACAGTTGTATTAGTTGGGATTATTGGTTTGTTATAAAACTTTTCATCTATTTTAATTTCAGAAACACATCCTTCGACGGATGCGGCAGTTGCTAACTTGCTTGTTTCTGTTTTATCTTTTCTTCTATTCTTAATTATTGAAATTAATAATTTTGATAAAAACCTTTCAAATTTAACATCACCATTTAATTGTATATATTTTAAATTTTCCGGTATTTCGTATAGTGTATAAGTAAAATTAAAATCTTGGATGTTTATAGATTGAATTAATTTTGACCCACCAAATTCTAATATAATTCCAGAATATTCACCTTTTAGAATTTTTACTCGTGTTTGAAATAAATTCAAATCTGAATATTCATAGATATAATCTCGTTTATTTTTCATAATTACTAGAAGTTTCTGCTTTATTCATAAATTCTTCTGCAAATACATTACAGAATACAGTTCCATCTTCAACCGCTTCAATTTCGTGCCATTCTAATGCTACTAAATTCAAAGGCTTGGTATCTTTATTAATTAATAGTTCTTTGCCTTCTTTTCTTATGTAGCATGAACCAGCCATACAAAAAGTTGCATGGCTATATAAATGTTCGTGTTTTGGCAATCCCTCACCTTTATTAGCGTGGTATATATTTATTCGAGTACCATCATATGTAAAACTATGTGCCGGATTAAGTATGGTTATCATATAGTATTTGTTCCTTCAGATTTTGGTTGATTAATTAATATATTATTGGGTGATTTTCTAACAGGAAAATCATCTAATATTATATAATTATCTAAATTATATGCTCTGAGCATATTTTTTTTTATCAATTCTATATCGTCATACAACGTTTCACCTTTTGTATGTACTGATGTATTATCAATGTTAGTTTGAATAATATATGATGCAGTGTTTTCAACAATATCAGAATTTACATTGAATGGCACCCATATTGTATTATAACCATCGTCCAATTTTTTTACTACATGAATTTTTGATAATTCCATATCATAAAATTTGGTTTGAAGTTCTACTAATTTTTGTTTTGCATCTTCTTCGGTACCAAATTTTAAACTAGAAATATTTTTATTATCTTTATGTGACGTAATAATTTCTTCTTGATCGCAAATAATATGCAATCCGTTAAAGGTTATACAATATATAGTCATTATGAAACTCCTCCATATACTCTAGTGGTATTACCAGATACCCAAGCTACTGACTTTCCATTTAAATTAATTGCCTTTCCACCAGCCCCAGGTGGATAAACAAGATAATATCCGAAATATGGGTCTGGACTAACTTTGGCACCACCGGCAGCCCCCCAACCGCCACCACCACCTGCACCAGCGCTAGACCCAGTTCCTCCTGTAGCAGAACCAGCACCACCACTGCCACTTGGATCGAAGTACCCATCATTTGAATTATAACCATATGAACCACCCCCTCCTGCGCCGCCGCCTGCTCCTTTGGTACCACCGGTTCCAGGCAATATTCTACCACCACCACCACCACCGTAAAAAGTTACTGGTGAATAACTAGCGGTACCACCGTTCGATCCAACCGTAGTGATGCCACCACCAGCACCACCAACTGCATTTATATTAGCGGTTGTAGAAAAATTAAGCACGTAAAATCCGCGATCTCCACCC